CTCGCCAACGTGCTGAATTACGCGATAAATCAACTGCAAATTTAGGTGAAGACATTGATTCCTTATTAACAGGTGGCGCTGTTCCAATTGAAACCACCATGCGCGGTAAAGCTTTGCGTGGCGGTAAACCTGGTGTTACTGGCGATGTTGTTTATCAAGATGCGGCTGGTGAGTTTGTTTCTGCCGATACAGGGTTAAAAACCAGGTTAAAACAAGGTACGGAATATAAAATAAAAGCACAGCTTTCAAATGAACTTAATAGAGCTTCCGATGAAGACCTAACGGAATTGATCACAATGGGCCAGCAGGCCTCAATGAATCAATATCTCAAAAATCTTGTAGCATCTAAATATACAAAATATGGCGCAACTCAACAATTAAACTTGCCTGTTCAATCTGTTGATCCTGAACAAACTTTTGGTAGTGCATTTGATGAAGAACTCGCCAGAATGGCGTCTGAAGTTTTGCGTACTAGGGCATCCAAAAGAGCAGAACCTACGTCTTTACAGTTAGATGCTTTGGATCGCTCCAGGGTTGCTGTTGCTGCCTCGCAAGAGGTATTGCAGCAAGCTCGTAATCTGCGCCCAACGGTTCCCCCTGGACCTGCACAAGACGTAGCTCGTTCAATGGAAACGTTAAGGCGCGGAATGATTGTTGATCCTTCTGAGCCACTCCCAGTGTTTCCAAGTGTCACTCAACTTAGAACTGGGTATGTCACCGACGAAGACCTTGGCCCAATCCTGGGAGCTTCTGATGTTTATACAGGAGCTGCCGCCGAAGCTGCTGGACCTGTAATTTTTACAGGCAAAAGCAAAGCAAATAGCGTTATTCGTCAACCACGCATTACTGGCGCCATTAAAACGCCAACAGGTCGTTATTTAACTCAAGACAATCCCGATGTCTTGGGTACTGTTTACAACGTTGCGGGTACTCGAGCAAACCGTGCAATTTCAACTCAAGTCGAAGCAAATGCCCAGGCTTTCTTGGCAGACGCTTTGACGGGCGGTCTTCAAGCAAAAGTTATTGCATCTCCGGAAAGGTTTGTAACTCCAACAAGAACGCCATTAAGGCAATTAGAACTTTTACCTGATCCTGGTGAATCAGCCCAAGTATCGCGCAGGTCTCCGTTACGTCTTAAGTCAACACTTGGTCTCCCTGGCCAAGAGCCCAGTAAACGTACCCTTTATGCGCAATATCAACCGGGGCGTAGTGCGTTAACTCCTTTAAGCCCGTTCATTGGTGATATGCCCGGCGGCACCGTGGTTATCGAACCAACACCAGGTGCCGCTTCTAATGAACGACGCGATATTGGAACTCCCCCTGGAAGCAGGATTGACTTAACACGGCGCGGAGCAAAAGCTCGTTTCTTCCCTGATTTCCTTCTTGGTGATGTTCCCCAAGAAACGCTTGTAACGGGTATGGAACCAGCTCCTATTGGGCCCTTGACTCAATCCCCAGGTTTGTCTCGTATTGGCGGTTGGACAGAACAAGTAGTAATGGGCGCTGGTTTACAGCCGGTCATTCAAACTACTACTCAAGGACAAAAAATTGCTTACCCACGGATGGCTAAACCTATTACGGCAGAAGGCTTCCGTGGTGGTAAAGTGACCAATATTCCACCGTATGGCATCGATCCTGGTGCTGAAGATTGGAGGAATGACCTTATGCGATCTGCGTATCGCCGTGGCGGCCCTGTTCGTACTTATCCAGCCACTCCTCAACAACTTGGCATTGAGGGTCGAGGATTGGATCTTCTATTAGAATATCTAAATATTGGCAAGTCATGACTAACAAAAACAAGAAAGATAAAAAGTGGATCCAAGGCGCTGACATCAAGGAAGGCGTCTTCACAGCTAAAGCCAAAAAGAAAGGCATTACTTCTGCTCAGCTCCAGGAAAATGTTCTTTCCAATCCGGATAAGTACGATGAGAAAACAGTTAAGCAAGCACGGCTTCGCCAAACGTTGGTAGGATTAAAGAAGAAAAAAGACCAGAAGAAATCTGAGGGCTGATGGCAAAAGATGACAGGCTTGATCTAGGTCGTTACATTCAAAACCCATTTAATCGCCGTGGTGAAATCGCCAAACGATTAAATTTCGACGACTTGTTTCGCTCCGAAGCGGAGACCGGTCAGTATCCCTGGAACCCATCAAGGTTTGGTCAACAGGATTTAATGCGTCGCGCCATGACGCGTAAGATCACCTTAAACCCGGATCTTGATTTTGTTGGTAATACACCATTCTTTGATGACAACAGTAAAGTAACCGAAGCATATGACATGTTTGGCCTAGGGACGTTTGATCGTCCTACTGCTTACGATTTTGAAGAGGGTCGACCAAGAACTGCGCAGCGCCCCCAGGACCAACCTGATTTTAATCCTCAATGGATTGAAGCATACAAACTTAGTCCAACATTAAATCCAAGTAAGGTCGCTAAGAATCCAATGCCACGGATGCGTAATCCGGATCCCAATGGATACTTAATGGCAATGGCAGAAAAACGTGCGGAGAACGAGGTTGAGGATAAACCGTCAATTGCTCAACTTCTTGATCGTAAAGGCGTCATGAAATCAATGCCGGTCAAGGAGGAAGAAAAAGAAGGCGAGGACACTGTCGACGAAAAATCAGTGGAAACAAATACCTCCCCCGGCAAAACACTTAAATAACTGATCGTAAAATAAGCAAATAAGAAGTATAAAAATGTTGGGATTAGCTGGAAGAATTGGGGCTGCATTGCAAGGTGTTAAAAACGCCCCTGTTATCCAGCAACGTCTCGCTGGTGGCGGCAAAGAATTGTTGGGACATTCTGCGCTCGGCGGTTTGTGGTCAGGTGCATCCACTGCAATGTTTACAGGCAATCCGGTTGCAGGACTTGCGGTTGGCGCAGCTGATGCCCTGTTAAGTGCGGGTGCCGCCAAGCAACTTGGTAAAATCAATCCCAAGCTTGCGGGTAAATACTACACCGTTACTCCACCGGGTAGCAAGGTTAGCCATCAAGAATATCGACCAAGTGGTCCTCAGTCTGCATTGATGATTGGTACATCGATTGCAGCACCAATGCTTGTGGAACCTATTTTTGCTTCCAGTCAAATTGCAGGTTTATCTCAACAGGAACTTCAACAGCTATCTGCAGAACCAGTTGTAATGGATCAAACGGCAACTGCTGAACAACAATTAATGCAGCGCCAAGCAATGAATCCTGGAAGCCAAGAAGCATTATCACCTGGGACGATGTTCCAAATGCAAGGCGTCGAATCAAGTCTTTTCCGTGGCGCCATTGATCCATATGCACTGACCAGGGGGGCAATGTGATGAAGAAAGAAAACCTTGTGCAACAACTTGGAAGTATCTGGGAAGACATCAAACTTGGTGCACGTAAAGCCGATGTAATTCAAGCTGGCCAAAAAGGTGTGTACACAAAAAGTGCCCCAGGTACCAGCGCAGGAGGTGCAAATGCTGCATATAAACCCGGTGCCTCTTCTGTTGGATCGGGACTTGGTTACGGCCAAAGTATTCTTGATCCACGTTTTAAACAATCGTTAGCAGCAGAGGGCGTGACCCTCCGTGGCACACCAGCGCAGTTTTTGGGTGCTTATACTTCACGTCTCGTTGTGGACGCCGCTAACGACGGTACACGTACCTACTGGTGGCGTTACAACCACCCGCTTGCTGTATCGCAGGCAGGCGTTGGTTTAGGTATTAATGAAAAGGTAATTCCCTCCCCCACAATTCGTGCAGCCACTGCACTTGCAATTGCCGCTCCAGCCATTTCAGCTGCTGGTACATTTGACATTACTAATCCAGAAGAGCAGTTTCGGCCTGAGGGGTACGCTCAATCTTATTCACCAAAAGGTGCAGAGGATAGGCGTCAAACCGGACAACCTGTTCAAGAAATGTTTGAACGTTTCTTTTTAGGGCGTACTGGTGATCCGTTAAAATACGAAACAGCAAAACAAGATATTCCAAGTCTTACTCCCCAGCGTTACGGTAACTACATGAATTACTTGTACAACGATAAGGGCCTGCTTGGTCTTGGTATTATCAAAGGAACCACAGAAAACCTACAAGGCAATCCTGAAGTTCGCATGCTTGGGTTCCCGGTTACCTTACCAATGGTTGGCGGTTTTACTGCAGGCACTCTTGCTGCACGGCAGGCGTCCATTGCTTTGAATCGACCAGGTACCTCACCAGTTAAAAAATTACTAGGAACCATTGCCGCAGCAGCAGGTGGTTCAGTGGCTGGTGTTGCAGCAGGCAATCTTACCAATGCCGCAATTGCTGCAGGCAATCGACCACAACTTCCAACAACTTCTGAGTATTCTTCTTACACTGCTCAGTGAAATAGCAGTGATAGAATTTAGCAATAACAAATATTCCAATAATGGCAAACGTTACAGGATACGGAAGTGGATCCAACGCAAACGTCACGGGAAATAATGGTGCTCCCATGGATCCCCAAGAACTGAAGCGTCGTGCACAACAAGATCCTGGTTTTTTCCAGCAACTTTTAAGCTGGTTTAGTGGCGGTGGCGGTGGCGCCTCCCAACCAGGCGTTCAAGTTACTGGTGATACCTTAGGTACAACTCGTCAAGGTTTCAACATTACACAAGGTGCTGGTGCAGGTGGTAACACACAAGTCACTGGCTCTGGAGCCACCACGGCAAATGCAGGAGTAAATACAGCCGCCGGAGCAAATGCAGCCCCAGGGACGGGAGGAGGTGCCTCTTCTATTCCTCCGATGGGGGCAGCTGGCGGTGGCGGTGGCGGTGGCAGTGGACGCCCTCCTGTGACAGGTGCGGGCGCTTCAGCATCCCCCCCTGGCGGAAATAGCGGACCCGGTATTAACCTTGCCGGGATGCGTGATCAAGCAAGGGCAAGTCAGTTGGGCCAGTCTGTTTTACAGAACACCGGTAGAACAACTTTACGTGGTGCAGGATTAGCACTCGCTGGTAAATACGGCCCCTTGATTGGTGGTGGCCTTGCTCTTGCGCAAGGTGATGTACTTGGTGCGGCCGGTACTGTTGCTGGTGGTTTACTTGGTGGTGTTGTTGGCGGCCCCGTTGGTTCCATCATTGGTGCCACAATTGGTGGCGGCGCGACTAAAGCTCTTGCCGGTGGTGCTGCCAAAGCTGTTGAAGCAGTAACTGGCGCAAAACGTGAAGCAGGACAATCTGGTGTTTTTGGCGGCAGTATCCCAGGTCTTACCACGGGCGATCTTCAGGCTGCTGAAGCACTTCGTAGTGGCAACGTCAAAACTGCTGAACAAATGCTTCCGCTTTATCAACAGTATCGCGGCGTTGATATGCAGAACCAAATGCAGCTTAACCAACAACTTGGTCAACTCACTGGTGCATTAAACCGTCAGATGTACGCTGCACAACTTGCAGGCGGTGCACAGCAACAAGCTGGCCAAACAGTGCGCGATATTCTTGCTTCTTCTAATCCTTATGCTGCTTCCGTCTTTAGGGCTGGTTGATCATGACCCAATCACCTTTTGATCTGACACAATTTAGAAGTGACACTGAGCAGCTTAAGGGCCTTAGTCCTGAAGATCGTGCATTTGCTTTAAACCAAATGTATCAAAAGTCTGATCCTTTTAGTGACTTCCTGGCAGCGGCTTTAAAAAATAACACGATTGAAAGAACTCGCGAGCTTGTAAATTTACAAAAGGAACTTGACAAAGATCGCATGAGGGAAGCCGGTAAATACAAAGCCCTGTTTGATTTACCAAATGCGTTGATTAACGCATACTCTGTTCCTTCCAGGATTCAAGCCCAAGGTGCAGCTGATATTGCGCAAATGATGTCCCAGGGTGCTGCAAACATTCCTAATCTGACAAACTATCAACGCGGTTCGTTTAACTTCAGCCCGAATCGTTATTTCTAATGTGAATGACAGTAGACTGTAGAAATGGAATTTCCCAACTATTCTTCTTCTTTTAGCAACACGAATTTTAATTCGTTTACCCCAGTTGCTTTTGGTGAAAATACAGGGAGTTTAAGCAAAGGAGTAAGTAAAGGAGGAAAAATGGCTTTTGATCCGCTTACATTAGGTTTGGCTGGCGCAGGCGCATTAGCTTCTGTGTTTGGCGCAAATAGAGCAGCTGATACGCAAGCAAAAGTTGCCAATGCAAAGCTGGGGCTTGGGGCCGACCAGCTCAAATGGCAGGTGATGCTTGGCCGCGAACAAGGATATGGCCAAGCTGCCCAGGAAATTGGAAATCGCACAGCACAAGGCACCTGGATGCCAGACCTGGAACTTGGCAGGCAGCTTTATGCAAAAAAGTTTCAGCTTGGCCCACTTGCTGAAATGGAATCAGCCACTTTTTCTGATCGTGCTCGACGTGGTTTTGCCCTTGAAAATTCTCTTGAAGCACGCGAGCAAAGTCAAAGAGAAAACAGGGCAGCGTTAAATCGTTCCCTGGCTGAAAAAGAAGCCGCTATGGCTGGCATGTTTGGTCCCATTGCTAGACCTAATTTGAGCACAACGTTCGTTTGAGGATTGAATCATGGGTGGCGGCGGCACTAGAGTTGAATACAAATCCCCTGAAATTCCAAGGGACAATACTTTTGCTGAGTATTTAAAGTATCAGCAAGAAAGAGAGGCGCGTGCAGAGCAGCGTGCTGATACGGAAAAAGCAGAACAAAAAGCAGCTGCCGAGGCACGTAAATCATCTGGTGCAGCTGCATACTCCGGAATGCGTTCCGGAATTGAATCTCAACTTCGCCAGGGTTTAATTTCGTACAATGATGCAGCGTCACAATTACGTGATTATGCATCCAAATATGATCTTTCTCCACCGGAGCAAGACGTTGCTGGATTGACGGATATCTATACAAAAGAACTTCTCCCTGGTCGGCGTGCCACAGGCATTACGTCTGCGTATAAAGAAGTATTGGGTCGAGAGGCTAAAGAAGAAGAAAAAACAGAAGCACTGGAACGTTTTAATCAGGGCTACTACAGTACCGTCCAGGATCTTCGCGATTCTCTCGCAAAGGGTCAAGAGTATCAAGATAAGTTCAACAATAGCTATCTTGATAATTACTACGACACAACGTTTGGCAAGCAGGCGACTGACGCTGCTGGCAAGAAAACAGGACAACGTACTTTCAAGTTTGACAAGAATCTTCTCCCCAGCTACGCAGACACAACTAAAGCAAGGGCTGGGGTCCAGCTGCCAAACTTTGCTGATAGCTTCACCGGAACTCCCAGTGAAATTGAAGAGAACCTACAAAACGTACGTGACACCCGCAAGTATCTTTACAGCGCTGGGTTGACCAACCTTCAAGGAGAGATCGACAAAGAAACCCAGAAGTTGAAAAATGAAGGCTCCAAAGAAGTCGCAAGAATAAATCGCGAAACTAGTGTGTTTTCAAATCTTGTTTCTGGTTTTTGGTCATAGCTTGTTATTGCTATAATTTATTTAGTTAACACTTTTGCAAAATGTCTACCGAGTTATCTGGAACCGATACGGCCACAGATTTTAACATTGATCGTTTTCAGGAATTACTGAATCGGCTTGAAGCCTCTAAGGGGCGTCAACAACGTCAAAAGTCTGTTGAAGGTCGCCGCGACATCTTCTCCCAGGGCCTGGCATCGATGATGTCCAACTTCTGATTTTTCTTGTAAACTATCTAAGCCATGACAAGCAGTGTACCCGCTGGTCAAACAGACGTTGATGACTGGTTTGATCTAGACAAGTACCGCCAGGCTGCTGGTGTGGCTTACGAATTTTCCAAGAAAAAAATGGAGACTGCTGGTGAACAAGAACGTGAAACCATCGGTAAGGGCGCAGAAGAACAACGTAGCTCTGCCGAACAAGGCCAGCAGTTCAAGCAACGCGATGAAGAGCGGGATTACGGGCAGGCCCAACGAGCTTATCGATATTGAGTTATTTGATTCATGGGTTGACAATCTCGATGCGTCAACTCAGGAAACATTTTGCTCTTTCGCCAGCAACAACTATTCTGTAGTCGAAGTCTACTTGTATGCCCGGTTCTTGCGGTATACAGGTAGCATTACTGCGTGTGAGCTTTGGGTGCAAAACAATTACCCAAAGGCTGACCATCGTCAAAAACTTCTGTACGAAATTGACGAGATGCAGGAGGATGTTCGCAAACTCCGTGAAGATGTTGAGAACGGCAATGTTAAACGTGATGCGGGCGTTGCTCGCATTGCGTCAATGCAAAAAGAAATTCGTGGTCACATCGAACAAATTGACCGATTCACTGGCATGAAAGATCGCAAAGGCCTGTTAATGGCTGGTGCCGATCGTGCCATTCGTGAACTCCTATCCGTCTTCAAGGATGATCCCATTGAGATCCCCCTGGAAGAAGCGACCATGAGTGTGTGGGCAAAAATGCAACTTGACGAATAACTGCCTTAAAATATTGAGGTGCAATACAACATTGTTAACAGATAACTGATTTAAATGGCTGGTAAAGTTCCTCCGCAGTTTCTTGCGCACCTTAAGAAAAAAGATGCGAAGAAAGAAGACGGCACTGAGATGTCGGACAAGGAAAAGCGTAAGGCCGCTTTAGAAAAAGCACGTAAGTATCAAAAGCAAAAGGCCAAAAAACAAGAAGACAAAAAGTAAGGTAGTATTCAGTGATACTCTGAATTACTGCTGTGCCAAGCTATACGCATCTTGCTTACCGCCGCAATGCTCAAGCCGCCGCACGCAGACAGCAAATACGCAAGCCACGTAACGCAGAAGCACTGAAGAAAGCCCAGGAAGATTTTGGCTTCTTCTGTGAATACGTAGCAGATAAACCACCGGCTGCTCATCACCTCAACTGGCATCGACACTTCGTCACAGAGGAGGATAGCAGTTGCCTCATTAAGATCGCTGGTCCCAATGTGGATCTCCTGGCGCCCAGGGGTTCTGCCAAGTCCACAGTGTTGGGTCTGCTTACGGCGTGGGCCATTGGCATCCACACGCACGCAGGGCTGCCACTGCAGATTCTGTATCTGTCCTATACGGTTGACATTGCTCGTTCCAAATCTTCCACCATCAAACGCATCATTGAAAGCAAACGATACCAAGAGGTTTTCCCTAAAGTTCGCCTTCTGAAGAACGCCACCAGTAATGAGTACTGGTCAATTGATCACAAGTTTGCTGGCATTGACGTAACAGGTGACGAACAGTTTACGCTTTGCGCAGCAGGCCTCAAGGGTTCGGTGACTTCCAAGCGTTCGCACTTGGTCATGATTGATGACGCCATTAAGTCAGCCGCAGATATTGCCAACCCTGACATCAGGAAACAGATGCAGGACAACTGGAATGCTGTGATTGCACCCACCATGTTTGAAGGTGCACGAGCAATCTGTCTTGGTACTCGCTTCAGACACGATGACATTCACTCCACAACATTCAACGAACAAAACAACTGGCAACAGATTATCCTTTCAGCAATTCAAAACAATCCCATCACTGGCGAAGAGGAATCGTATTGGCCGGACATGTGGTCATTGGATTACCTGAAGGAGAAAAAACGGCAGGCACCAATTGCTTTCTCGTTCCAGTACATGAATCAAGTCATCCGGCAGAACGAACTTTCGTTGGCTCCGGAGTTGATTGTAAAAGCGGAAATTGCAACGGAGTTTGACGCCCTTGGAGTTGGGGTTGACCTCTCCGCTGGCACTAAAGAGAAAAACGATTACACGGTTATGATTCTTGGTGGTCGCATTGGCGACCGCATTCATATCATTGATTACCGACGTATTCGCGTCATGGGTAACCTTGAAAAACTTGATGCCCTCAAGGAGTTGTTGAATGATTGGTCAGTGATTGCCAAAGACGAACAAAGCGGTTTGTATTACCCCAGCTATTCAACGTGCGACATTTGGAGTGAGGCCGTACAGTACCAGGCATCCCTGGAGGCAGACTTCAAACGTGTTTGCTTGAACAATGAAGGTCTTTACAATTTGATTTGGCATCCCGTCAAAGGTTTCAGGGCAGATAAGTTGGCTCGCTTCCGTGGCATTATGGGTATGTTTGAGGACCGCAAGATCATCTTCAATCGTTTTCGTAATTTCACCAATATGTTTGAAGAGCTTACCAACTTTGGCGTAAGTAGTCACGACGATTGTGTTGACGCTCTCGTCTGGCTTGTTACTGGATTAGCAAGAAAAGGACAGCTTCACCTTGATTACTGACTCTTAGAATATTAAAAAACCTTGGATTCGTGGGACCAGAGTATTTAGCTATTGCTCTTACGGCAGTGATCTCAGCTGCGACAGGTGGCTCCTGGGCAATGAGTAAGCTTATGAGCCGCCTGGGCGAAAGACTTAATTCACAAAACCGAAGAGTGGATCTCTTGGAAGACCAAGTCAACCGCATGCCACTAGACTACGTGCTCAAGGTGGACTTCTTAAGGGAAATTCAAGAAATGCACAACAATTTTCGCGAGATCAATAATAAGCTTGATAAACTGATGGAAAAGCTTTTGACCAAATGAGTTACATCCTTGAAGTACAAGAGGACGAAAACGGAGATCAATATATTGTTTTGCCTGATGAAGTAATCGAAGAGTTGGGTTGGCAAGAAGGCGATGTCTTGAATTGGGATGTACGCGGCGAAGGTATCGTAATTTCTAAGGTAAATGACGCGTCTGGTTACGAAGTTTTAGAGGACTAGAATAAGGGAAAACAAGATAAGCACATGTATTACGGCGGAGAATCTAACGTCCCTGGAGCCCCTGGTAACCAGGGTGGCCTACTTGCTGTTAACCCAAGTTTCGACACTCCCCCCGGCGCAAAATTTAAAAAATTCCCTTCGGCGTTTGGTTCCAGCAATTTACCCGGTGCTGTTGGCAATCTTCAGGGAGTGGCTGACGCTGAGCAGTTGCCAGCCGGGTTCCAATCCAAGTTTGTTTCGTGAGGAAACGCTATGAAAACTAAAAAACTTGTAAAGCAAGCGCTGCATCATCCAGAGCTTTATTCCTCTGCCGAACTGGTGTATTTTGGCAAATGGTTAGACCTTAAGAAGCAGGCAAAAGCTGCTAAGATTGAGTCAAAGAAAAAGGAAAATAGTTAATGGCCGTCGACGCTAAGTCTAGACTCAAGGAAATTATTGACTCGTATCTTGAAAAAGACGGCGGGTCAATGATTGACACTGGCGTCGTAGCTTCACACCTGGCGCAGATGAAATTATTCGGCATCCGCCAGGGTGTCGAGTTTTTTCCTGTGCAAGATAACTTTGGTAATCAGCGCAAAGACTTTATTGACCGTGTAATCAAATACAACTCTCTCGACATCCGCTTCGATTCAATCTGGGATTATTCACTTTGTGATGGGCAAGGTCTTCTTTACATCCGTCCAACTCAGAACAACTATCGTCTTTACTACTTTCGTAAGCACGAATATCGTAGCTATTACAACATTGATGGCGAGCTTGATGAAGTTGTAATTATTTACAGCTACAAGGTCAAGAACGGGTTTGGTTACCAGCAGGACATTGATTCCGCAAGTTTAAGTGGTCCGGCCACCATGGGGCGGGGCGGTGCAAAGCGTTACATCCGCCTTTCCATCAAACGCAAAACGATTGAAGAAACGCACTCGGAAGGCGAGCTGTCGTTTGATAGCAACTACCAAGCAAATTTCGGTAGGACAAAAACGTTCAAAAATACGCTGGGCTTTATTCCTTGCGTAGAAATTTTCCACAACGTCAAGGGTTTCTCTACTGAAGGTGTTGGTGAATTTGAAGCGTTAGCCAATCACATCTGTACGCATGATGAAATGGTTCGTACCATGCGTAAGAACGTGCAGTTCTTTGGTAACCCCACGCTTCTTTCCTCCAGGCCCAAGACTGACCTTATGGAGGCCGGTGGCGAGAACGTTGTCCAGCGTCCTTCTATCGCAGCTAACTCTGGGTTCAGTGGTCCCAGTGGACTGAGTCAATCCCGATTCAAGGCTGATCCCATTCACCGTGGTATTGACGGACAGATCAGAGTTCCACGCGTCATTGCAAACCTGGAACCAAACGACCGTGTTGGTTACATTGTTCCTGATGCCATCACTGGCGACCAGAATTCTTTCGCACGTCAGTACCGAGAAGAGATTCGCACTGCCCTGGGTGGCGTTGACGAACTGTCAATTTCTGCAGGCGTGACTGCAACTGAGTACAAGTCACTGTTTGGTCGTGTTTCTGCCACGTCCAAGAAAAAGGCAATCGCTATTTACACTTACGGTATTTGCCGTTGTTTTGAACTGATCATCTACCAGGAAGAACGTCTGTTCAGGGAGACGCTGGCCGCTGCTGCAGGATTAGAAAAACCCCTGGATCTCCCAGAGGAATCTAGTGCGGAAGACTTGGCAGCGTACAACGATGCCATGAGTGCATTTGATGATCAGGTCAAGCAGTTGATGATGGCTTGCCTTCAAACGCAGCAGATTCCGCCCGGTGTTTCTGGTTTGATTCCAGATGGCGATGTGACCATGCAGTGGCGTTGGCTTGGACCTGTTTATGAGGATTCCACTCAAGACATCCTGAACAACTCCATCGTGGTACGCAACTTACAGGAGTTAGGTGTTGATAGCATTGAGGCACTGAAATACCTCTTCCCGTCCAAGACGGATGAGGAACGGGCCGAGATGTTATCTGGGTTTCCGTTCAGAATGGTGAATGAATTGCAGGGTGCATACTCTCAATTTGCTCGCCTTGTGGGGGGAATGATGCAAACTCCCCATCCGCAATCACCGGATTTACCGATGGCTGCGGACCCGCGATTAGATTTAACACCCTATCTATATCGCACTTTAGAAGCTTTACAAAAGGAGATGAGTTATGCAGGACGCTACCGTCCAATCGATCCCACAGACGAGCCAAGCACCAGTGGCCGTCGCGCCGAGCAGCTACGTGGTGGCAGCACCGCAAGCAGCTCCGGCCAGCTACCAGGCTCCGGCTCCGGTGGCGTATCAGGTGGGTACCAGTTACCCCCAAGCGGTACCTCAGGCAGCCCCCAGCTACCAATCCAGCCCTACTCAGTACGCCCCCCAATCCCAACCGGCGGCGGACTCGGCGGGGAATCCCTGGGAATCGGCGTTCAACAAGGTGGTGAATCTGCTGAGCGCACCAGTCCAATCCCCGTTCCAGGGTCAACCCTCGCAGCCGACGACGGCGTATACCCCGGCCAATTACGGACAGTACAGCAGCCAAGCTACGCAACAATCGGCTCCGCAGACTTGGTCTCCCAACCAGGCATACTCGCCCAGCTATTCCCCAACCTCCTCCAATCAATCCTTGCAGGAGGCGGCAAGCCAAATGGCGGACCTCCTGGGAATGAGCCAGGACAGTCGGTACGTGATGGACGCGTTCGGGATCGAAGCTCCGGCAGTGCTGAACAACTACGCTCTAAACCTGGAGCAAATGCTGGACAGCGCCGTCGCGTGGGGAAACCGCGCCGCTGATACCATCAAGGGTTACGCTAATTTCGCTGTTAACGAGCATCAAGAGAATCTTGCCTACAACGAGATCCTTACCAATCCCGATGTTCTGAGCGATTACACGCTTAAGTTCTTTGGTCCTGAAGGTCCGTACCCTGTGTACGAAAACGAGCAGGAACTTGAGACACGCGGTTATCCGACCCAGTCGATTGGTCAGTTCCAAGCTGGCAACTTCCCTGCTCCCCCGACAGCTGCTGCTCCGCAAGCACCTGAGAATTTCTGGGGCACTTTTGGCGAGATGATGAATCGCGATCCTCAGAATGCCTGGCGCGTCCTGAACCAAGCTCAGCCTCAAACCGTTGCAAACAAACTGTTTGTAATGGAATGATTTAATGCCGGTAATTAAATAAATTATCGGCTGCTAAAATTTGTGTTAGATAAGACATAATCATGTCTGAATCTTTCACCTGACAACACACTTCCTGCGACACTGGAGGATAAAACAAAGTGTTTATTGATAACGACTTTCCAAAGATTTTAGGTGCGGAACTTTATCGTCCCCACCCTGCGTACATCGCTGAGATGGCTGTGGAGCCCGTGGTTGTCCACGACTTCACACGTCAGCCTGGTCAAACCGTTCAGTTGGACCGCTACAAGTTCTGGGGTACCCCTGGTACTAAGGACAGCCGTGAGCGTATTGCTGACCAAACGATCGGTACCGCTAACAGCCGTAACATCACCAAAGAGAAAGTTCTGGTGGTGCTTAAGGAGTACACGGGTCCTGCGGATCCGGGCGACCCGACTCAGCCTAGCACATTCAAGATTGCTCGCGAAACTCTGGTTACCGCTCAGCGCATGCTGCTGGATACCGGCAACCTGAATATGTTCCACCAGTCGATCGGTAGCCTGACGCTGCTTGACGACTATCGCCGGTGGCGTGACCGCGTGTTCATTGATGAACTGTCCAAAGCTGAAGCCAACGGTGCAGCCTCTACAACTCAAGGCGGTTACTACTTCGCTGGTAACAAGGTTAAGGATTCTTCCGGTCGTATTTCCTACACTGGTACTGAATACACCGCTGACCTGCAGCAGTTCCAGGTGCGTACTGACCTGCTGACCGTTGTTAAGGACCTGCGCAAGCGCAACGTTCCGACCTATGCCGATGGTCTGTATCGTTGTATTTGCGATCCCACGTTCATGATGCACCTGCGTCGTGACCCTGACTTCCGTGAGATCGCCCGTTACGCTGGTAATCCTGGTCAAGGCATGTACATGGGCAACCCCATGCTGCCTAACAACGCCAGCTTCTACCAAGGCCCCCAGGCCGGTCAAGCCTACTTCCTGGCTGGCGAACCTGTTATGCCTACTGGTGTGCAGTTTGAAGGCGTTAAGTTCTTCGAATCCACCAACTTCCCGATCAAGAGCATCAGCACTTCCTTTGACGGTGGTTCTACCTATAACGTGAAAGAAGCCGCTCAAGGTTACTTCTTCGGTCCTCAAGCGATTGGCGTTGGTATCGGTGGCCCGAACGCCCAGGTGCTCATCAACAACAACGACGATTTCAGCCGTTTCATCATTCTTATTTGGCAACTGTACGCCGGTTTTGAAATCCTGAACAAGGACTTTGTGACCACCGCGTTCAGCTTCGTGCAAGATGACGGTAACATCTGATCAATAACGTAAACAACTAACAAAAGGAAAAATAAATGACCTATTTGTCCGCTAAAAAAATCTTCCCAGGCAACTGGGCAGAACCCCTGAACGGCTGGTACAAGAACATTGACTCTGTTGTCGAAGGCGGTACTGCTCTCGACAGCTCCCTTGGTGGCCCCACCTCGGTCCTTGCTCTGCCTGGTTACCGTTATTTCCAGCAGCGTGGCTATGTCGCAGTGACAACCACCTCTGGTGCTGGTAGCGTCAACTCCGCTGCTGTGATCGTTCCTTCTCCCTATCGTCAGGATGACACTCGTCCCGACATCACGGGCATGGTGATCTCTGGCAGCAGCACACTGCCTGCTTACGTGTACCGCACCGCCATTTCGGTTGCCTCTGGTTGGGGTGACGGTCGTGTTGCCTCTGGTGTGTATGCCGCTACCGGTAACGTCATTTCGTTCGGTCGCAGCAACGGTGGTGCACCTGTCGCCGCTTCTGGCGTGGGTGAAGGCGTGATTCAAGCCAACCTAACTTCCACTGTTTCCGGCCTCCAAGCTGGCGAAATCTACTTCGCTGGCGGCACTGCCGGTTATGGTACCAACGCCTTCCTGACCGCTACTGGCGCCGCTGGTGTCTCTGGTTCCGTGGTGAACTACCCGGTTACTGCCGCGACCACGATGCGTGTGTTTGCTAAGGAAACTGCAAACTCCACCACAACTTCCGGTGGTTTCTACATCTCCAGCGGTGACGCCGCCGCCGGTCGTATTGGTTACCTGGTTGTGGAAACCTGCTACGTCCAGCCTGACATTGCCCCTGGCTACGAAGACATCGAAGCTTACCTGCTTGGCCGCACTGTCAGCTGAATAAGCTAAACTAGGACCAGAATTAACATCTGGTCCTTATGCTTTACCAGCACAAAAAAACTGGCGCTCGCGTCAAAGTTGTCAGTGAGTTTGATAATGGCGATTGGTTCATGGTCGAAGATCAGGACGGTCGCCTTTACACCGCTTACAACTCTGAACTTATCCCAGATGAAGAGGCTACCAAAAAGGTAAAAACTCTTCAAGTCAAAGATAAAGCAGCCAAAGAGGACCCACGGGATTTTCCCCCCGATCACCGTTTAAATGTCAATTCCGCTACCGCACAAATGCTTGCGGATCACATTAAGGGAATTGGCCTTAAAACAGCACGTGAGATTAAAGATCTTCAGATGTCTCTGTCGGGTGAAAGGTTTAATAATCTTGAACAGCTGAAGCAAATCAAGCGTGTTGATTGGGAGTCCGTACTTGCTGCTGATTTAATTCGCGTATAACTATCTCCACCAAGCCCCTGGGAAACCAGGGGTTTTTTAATCTTACAATGAAGAATAAAACGATACCATGGCAGGCATAACATACTTAGGACAGGTGGGTTCTACCGGAGTATCAACCGGTCCCCATAAGCATGTTTATGTGAAAGATCTTTCGACAGGACAATATATTGATCCCTCTACTATTCGTTCTGCTTTGGCTGGTGTTCGCATTGGCGAGCAAAGAGTCCCAGCACTGATTAAAAACAAAGAAGGCAAATATGATTTCAATCCACAAGCTGGGATCAGCCTGACTTCCAAGTATGGTCCGCGCAGTGCCCCAACCAAGGGGGCCAGTTCGTTTCACCGGGGGGAAGATTGGGCTCTTCCAGAAGGAACTCCAGTTTATTTTGAAGGCTCTGGTACATACAAACCCCTTGCTAATCAAGGTGGTTACGGCAACCTGGCAGCATTTACCACAGGGGATAACAAATACGAACTTGGTTTCGGACACATGAAATCCCTTGGCAAATCCGGGGCTATTGCATCAACTGCACCAACTGCAGCACCGACTCAACCACAAGGGGGCGCCGATTCTCGCGCTGAAGACATCATTAAAGCATTTATGTACGGTGCTCAGTTGCAGGGTAAAGAACCAGAAAAACCCAAGAAAACAATACAAGACACACTCAAAGAACAGTTGGTCGGAGGTTTAATTTCACAAGCACTCAACCCCATGGGATTCCTGGATTCTTACAGAACAAACGATCCGTTACTTATGGGTCAATCCAGCGCCACATCAGATTACCTCAATGGCCTGTTTGGTTGATTACTTGCTTTTATAATTGAAAGACAACGACACGTAGAAGTGCAGTTAAGCGACTACGACAAAAGTAGAGTTCGTTACCACCTCGGTTACTTTACTGTTTCTGTTCCGGCTGGCGATTACGCCCGCCTGGAAGAAGCAATGAACACCGTGCCGGATTCGTACTTCTACGACAAACTCGCTATTCAGTTGGGTCGTTGTGACACAGCTGAAAAGAAAACTGAAGTTGCTACTTCTCCTTCTACGCGCCTTGAAAGCATTGCTGGTGACGTTGATCGCACCATTAGATCCAGTAATGCCAAAGAAGCCTTAAAGGTTTGGGATGAGATTTATCTCTACGAAACAAACCGTTTAGCCGGCATCCTTTACGTTCCAAACTACAAGGATCCGTTCCAGGCCAGATACCGTTACGAACGCTCTGGCGCTGAATTCATCCAGGCATTACCTGGACCTGCCGACACCGCAGTTGGTTCCCGTATTTATTTACATGAGGCTTGGAGGTAAAGATGGCGTCTTATTCTGAACAACAACGCGCTCAGGCAAAACAGCGTCGGGCCGCTGATCAGGCGCAAGTACAGAAACGTCTGCAAGCCGGTCGCGGAATTGGCTTGTATTCTGCAAATCCCTTAGAAGCGGCTGTACAAGGAATTGGTTCTTTTTTCGGCATTACAAAACCGCCGACAGCTTTTGCAACTCAAATGCAAGGCAAGAATCAGTTGGTCGTTCCTGGGGGATGGAATAATCGCTCAAATATGCCCGGCAATGTAAACGTTGTAGGACGCACCTGGGATTTAGCGCAGCAGGGGGCTAATGCTGTATACATTCCCCGTGGCGAAACCACACGATTTAATACTATTGTTGGAAGACCTACATCTGCGCCGCCCGCCCCAGATTTACCGCCTCCCCTTGGCGATCGCTCAGCAGCAGAACTCGCTTACCAGCAGGAAGTTTCTCGTGTTGCCCAGCTAACCGCTCAAGACCCTGAGCTCCAGCGTTACGAAGACGCTCGCCAAAAGGCAAAACTTGCAGGCCCTGGTTCTGCTGCCGAACAATCTGCAGAAGATCTTGGGATGCAGATTTGGGCAAAAAAATATAACAAACCAGGAGATCTTGCGTCACGCGTTAAGCCCGGTCAGGCTGGTTACGATGTCATCCAACGTACCCTTGGCGCGGGTCAGATGGGCTCACCGTTGAACTTACCGTTTGACACCAACTCCCCCCTTGGAACTACGCCCCCTATTTCTCCTGCTTCTTATGATGCTGGCAAGGTGGCCCAAGGATTAGGTCTTTCCACTGTGCCGAGGAATGCCTTCGCTGGTGCCTCTGCAGCTCCTTATGCTGGTTTCAGTCAGGGCCCCACACTTCAGAGCGCCCCCCTAGGCTTCCCCTCAGAAATGCCCACTGCCTCATACGCAGGCGCAACAGGCATCCAACCAATGGGGTCCGCTGTTGATAAGTTTGACCCTAAGGGGCCAGAGGCCCAAAGGCTCCTGGAAATGTTCAAGGACTCCATTTTCACTACACAAAAGTAATACCCTGGCATTGCAAAGCATGTAAGCCCAGCCGACTGGACACGAATCTTTTGATTCACGGGGGCCAGTGTAGTTGCTTTAAACCCATGATTCTCTGCCCAAAATTTGTTAAACGAACCCTGACCTACCTGGCATCAACACTGGTTCTTCAAACAGTATTTATCCCTGGTCTCAGAGCAAGTTCAAATTGGGTAGGAGCCGAAAGCTAATAGTATGTCATCCACACGTGAACTAATTGATCAATGGATGCGGTCTAATCCTCAGCAGTTTGCTGGCTTAAAAAATGCCATCAAACGAGCAGAGGGTTCAGATTATAACGTCATGTTTGGCGGTGGGCGTTTTAATGACTACAGTAAACATCCGGATAAAGTCATTCGTTCAGGTGGATACTCAAGTGCGGCTGCAGGAATTGGTCAATTCATGCCAGACACTTGGGCAGGCGCACAAAAAGCCTTGGGACTAAGTGACTTTTCTCCCCAAAACCAAGATCGTGCCCTTGCTTATTTGGCAAGAAACCGTCTGATGCCTGTTGGCGGTTTAGCCGCCCTTTCAAAACAAGGCATGAGTCCGCAAATTCAAGCAAGATTGGCCCCAGAGTGGGCGTCTTTTCCCACGATGGGAGGCGCTAGTTACTACGGACAGCCGGTCAAAAAACAAACAGACATTCAGAAGTTTTATGAAGAAGGAATGAAGCAAGCTCCTTCTACTCCTTCGATTGCCCCGGCAACCACCGGAGCAAGTAATAAGTTGTCTGTTGAAAGCATCTTAGGGGCTGCATTTTCTGGAATGCAAAAACCAGTATTAGAACAGAGGAAAGCTACTGCCAATCAATTGGTAGCAGAAGTACTTGGTTCAATGCTTCCTAATTTGCTTAATCCTTTTGGCTTCCTTGGGTAATCACAATGTCTCGTTTTTACAAATACTCTGAGTATGATTACCTTCCAAGCGAAGCCTTGAAAGTTGGGATTGGCGATAGCTTCCTCTCAGAACCACAAGCTGAAACAGATTACCTAGCCGCTCAGAAATTTAAATTTCAACCAGCGGAAGACGGTAATCTGTTCGGTCGTTTCCTTGCATTACAAAACAATCCCAATGCCTTGGTTGAATCCAAGATGAAATTGCCCGCAAATTTCCAAGCTTTTATGGCGATGTCAGGCATGGGTGGTTGACGTTAGGTATTCTGCCTTGGCTTTACTTGTGGTTTGCCTTTTGCGTCGTGCCTTTCTTTGGAAAACGCTTTTTCCAAAGGCCAATCATTGTTGAGCCGTTTTTGCATTGATTGCGGGCTGATGCCAACTTCTTTTGCCCAATCGGCAATGCATTGAGTTTTCCCGTTAAACGTGTAAAGACGTGTTGCACGTTTTCCGCCACGGTTGCGAGTCTGTTCTTTATGCGTGGCCCAGCGGCAATTTTCTTTACAATAGTTTTTGTCATTGTCTATTCTTTCTAACTCCATTTCAGGGCTTGGCTTTGGCCCCATGTCAGTAAGAAAATTTGTATAAATTTCCCATGATGGATCATACGTAATACCACGGCCTCCATAGCGGGCATAAGAGCCATGGTTTAAATTATTGCAACGAGACTTCATTGCGTTCCACGAGCAATATTCCGAGTCTTGATTTTTGTACCCACCGTGCTTGTAGCTGCCACAGCCTTTAGAACAAAAAACATAACCACGTTGCCTTACCCGAGCCCGGCACGTAGCCCCAGCCATGCCAGAACGTTCAAAAATTTTGCCACAATTCTTGCAAGTAAAAACAGTTTGGACCATTAGAATAAAGGGAGTTTCTCGGGGACCCTATCAATATAACAGAGATAGGGTGTTAAGTCTACTTTGAGCTCGACATCTACAAACAAGCAGCCACTGTTGGTTGATAGGCCCTTATTTGATTCGGTGCGTGTTACAACGCAAACCGTTGGTAGTGCAGCAAGTAATACTTTGTTTGTCCAAGGTGGCCAAGCGCCTTCCATCTTGGTAGACATGGATGCGTCACTGAGCGAAGACAATAACAGTGGCGGTGTCATTGATTCCATCACGATCACACGTAACGATTTTTATCGCGGCCCCGACTATACAGTAAATTCCACAACGTCAGGAACACCAGTCTCCCTGGTTAGCGGACAGATTGTTTTTGTATCCGCCACAGGTTCTCTCACTGGTGCTGGCGCACCATACAGTGGTTACGGCTATTACACATACACCGGTTCTGGCACGCTGACAGGCGTCAACAGTGCATTGAATTATTCGGGCGGTACTACGTCTGGTTTCTTGTACAACGGTATTGCATACGGGGATCAACCCGCTGCTACCTTTGTCTTTTACCAGACACGTGGCACAACCACACCAATCCCTGGCTCTGGTGACTACAAAGTGTTATTCGCCAAAACAATCCCCGCAAACAGCGGTGTGGTTGACTGTTCGGATGTGATGCCACAACTGGCAGTTCCCAGTGTGAGCGCAGGTAATACCAACGGCCTTGGTACTACAGCTCCACTGCGTAACAAAGGAATTTACCTTGAGCGTGGCGATCGTGTTTACGTTGGCGTGTTCCCGGATGGTCCCAATAGTTCTGGTTACATCCCAGGTGTGCACGTTGCTGCGCAAGGCGGCTTCTTCTAATCAATGCCAAAAAAATTTGGTGGTTCGTTTGACGGTTTCAGCAAGCAACGAGCTTTTGAACCGCCAAAAGTAAAACCGATTACAACAGAGTTTTCACAGGGCAGCGTCCCAAACTCTTTTGCGGCTCTCGATCGGGAGTCCTCTTGGGCACGTTGGCGCCGTGGTTACGAGCTGGCCACAGCATCGGTAACGGATACGTCGTACGAATATCCATTCTTATACCAAGTACCAATCCCACAAGGAGCAACATCAACCCCTGGGTCTAACCCACCAGTATTGCCTGGTATCTTCAAAGGTTTCCCAACAGTCAACAAAGAGTTTGGGATGCACTGGTCCGGGATCCGGGTCGCAGGAAGTCTTCGGTTTGATAACATACGCAACACTCGCGTTACCAATCCGTTCTATTGGCATGCCGCGCAATTCAACAACTATGAAAACATTGGTCAGTGGTTTGATCCGCAATTTTACATAACCACAAGAACTGCTTCGATTGCTTCCGTAACGGAAGATGATGAGTATTGGTACGTCCAGTTGGCTGGTGATTGGAGTACACAAAATCCATTACCACCTCCGCTATACGTTGCACTCCCAGGAGTACCAGGGGGACTCAAGGCAATTAACGGTGAGATCTTAGAGGATCGAATTATCACTCAGAATGGTGTGCCGATTACCAGGGATACGATTGATCCGTTAACACAGAAGCGCTACGGATACGTTCAAGCCATCCTGGTAGACACCAACCCATTCACGGGTGTATTGACACTTCGCAAGCGTGGTTCCGTTGAGGCAACCCCAGATCGAGCACTGGTTACTCCTGCTACCAGGCCGCCAAACGTGGGGCGTTTCTTCATGACGGGTACGCGTTACTGCTGTTCTTGCCAAGATTTCACAAGGCGAGATTATGCATTCATGATGAATCTAAAAGATTCCAACCGTAGATGTTTCCCCAGGAATAGCATCGGCAACGTGAAGCCTGGTCGCAAGGAAATCATTACGCTCAATGGTCTCGTCAACAATAATGCAATGACACCAGGTAATGTCAATCGTGGAATGCAGATTGTTGCCCCTGCACCAGAATATAATGTTCCACCAACCATCACACCAAACTCATCGGTAGTAGAAGGTACGACCAGGGACAGTCCTGGTTTGTTTACAGACTTTGGCTCTGTTTACTTAAGAGGGACAGACCCAGCATTACCTGGTGCAAAATCAGACGGCTTGCCGACTTACGCTGACTACTCCACGGTAGGAAATGAGTTGGTATCCTTGACGGATACGTGGACCCCAGTCTTAGATGAATTTCGGTATTGCAAACATGTTTACGCAATGCGCTTTAAGGAGGGAGTATTCCCGCCCGAGCCGTCAGATGTTCCAATAAGCAACGGCAGTTTAGTTGAATGGGAACAACAACTTGTGGATACAAATGAAAAAAACCAAGAAAGAATCAGTGTCGAACTAGCCAGGCACGCCGTTTCTTACATGGACGTACCACCGTATAACTGCCAGGCACCAATGATGATGCCAATGATGCAGAAACTGTTTAACGTACCGTCGACCTTTATTCGCATGCAAGGCTTCTCAATGTTTGACAAGGAAGGAAATCTGTACATTCCTTCTCAAGGCGGCATGCCCGCAACTTAAGCAAATAGATTAAAATAGATTATTACGGTAGGTAGGCTGAAATGTTACTGCTGACTTCCACGTCGGATGCTGTTCGTATTGTTACTTCGGCGGCAACGAATGTTGAAGTTCATGCTGCGTTTGCAGATAACAACAGCGGTAATGTGTCCGCCGGTAGACTTGACACCAATATCACAACTGCCACAACAACTACAATTGTCACTGGTCCCACAACCTCTACTATTCAGCGCAACTTAAGAACCTGTTTTATCAAGAATGATGATCCAACTTTAAGCAACAGTATTACCATCAATCACACTGATGGTGCACTAACAACCACGGTGTGGACCGGTTTGCTTCTCGCTGGCGAATCTGTGGTCCTCAATGAGAACGCAGATTGGGTTGTATACGATTCCGCCGGTCTGGCGAAGGTCTATACAATGATTGGCCCGACAGGTCCCACTGGCCCTAGTGGCGGCCCCACCGGCCCTACTGGTCCCTCTGGTACTACAGGCCCCACAGGTCCAAGTGGCCCTACAGGTGCGAGCGGCATACAAGGCGTCACTGGTCCACAAGGCGCAACTGGTATTCAAGGTATTACCGGTCCTACAGGCGTAGCTGGTCCTACAGGTGTCACTGGAGTTACCGGCGCTACAGGCCCCATTGGTATCACAGGTGCCACGGGTATTCAAGGTGTAACAGGCGTAGATGGACCCACTGGTCCCACCGGTGCCACAGGTATTGACGGCCCTACTGGTGCCACTGGTGTTCAAGGTATTACCGGTCCAACAGGTGCCACTGGCATACAAGGTCCCACTGGTATCCAAGGAGTTACTGGAGTAACGGGCGCAACAGGCATTGCGGGTCCTACCGGTGTCACAGGTGCTACCGGAGTTCAGGGCATAACTGGTCCCACGGGTGCTACCGGTGTCGCAGGAGTTACCGGTGCCACTGGTACGCAAGGCGCTACAGGAGCCACAGGTGCCACTGGCGTGCAAGGTGCCACAGGCGTTGTTGGTATCACAGGTGCAACCGGCATACAGGGCGTTACAGGAGCCACTGGTGCTACGGGTGTGCAGGGTTCCACTGGCGCTACAGGCGTACAAGGTGCCACGGGTGTTGGCGCTACTGGTGTTGCAGGTCCCACTGGTGCGACTGGCCCACAAGGTTTTTCTTCCAGCCTCTTTAAGTATTCCGCAAAGACAACAATTACAAGCGGAGATCCAGGCGCAGGTTTTGTAATTTGGAACAACGCAACACAAGCAAGTGCAACGCAAATCAACGTTAGCCATTTAACAAGCGATGCGATTGATATCGATATCTTTCTTGCGCAAGTTTTCAATACAGAAATTATTACAATCCAGGACCAAGGCTCCAGTTCTAATTACCAAACATGGAAAGTTAACGGCACCCCAACGAACGTTAATCCTGGCACGTCAACCAGCTACTGGACATATCCAGCAACTTTAGTTGCATCCGGTGGTACGGGCTCGACAAACTTTGCGAATAACCTAGCTGTATTCTTAGCGTTGGTTAGCGGACCACAAGGTGCCACCGGGCCAACTGGTGCCACAGGTGTAGGAATAACCGGCGCTACAGGAGTTGCTGGAACTACGGGAGCAACAGGTGTTCAAGGTGCTACAGGCGTTGCAGGTGCTACAGGTGTAACAGGTGTTACCGGCGCAACTGGCGTACAAGGTGCGACGGGTGTTATTGGAATCACCGGTGCCACAGGTGTTCAGGGCGTAACAGGTGCCACTGGAATCACGGGACCAACAGGTGCCACTGGTGTGGGAATCACCGGACCAACAGGTGCAACAGGTGTAGGAATAACAGGTGCCACAGGAGTTGTTGGAATTACAGGGGCGACAGGTGTTCAAGGTACTACCGGTGCCACGGGCGTTGCTGGCCCCACTGGTGTTACAGGTGCCACAGGAGTGATAGGCATTACAGGAGCTACTGGTGTAATAGGTGTATCAGGTGCAACAGGGGCTACTGGCCCTGCAGGCGCAACAAAATACGGTGATATTCTTGCTATTCACTACGGCGCAGCAATGCCCTAACATTTACTTTTACCCGCCATGCCCGCTAACACTTCGCCCATTTGGACGTTAACCCCAAACGTCAGTCATGCCGACATCTTGACTACAGCCACAAACACTAATACCACGGCCCCTGGTACAGTAGGGACCAACTGTTTCGTAGCATTTACATCTGGCGTAAACGGCTCTTACATACAAAAATTCCGCTTCTCATTCGTTTCAACCACAAGTGTTATTAGCTCTGTTGCCACTACACTGCAAGTGTACTCATCCACTGTCAATACTGGTGCCACAACAGCAGCCAACACCGACTTGCTTGCGATAGTTCAGGCTGCAGCGCAAACTGTCTCGGCAGTAACAACTGCGCCCTACCAAATCGAGATTCCGTTTAACTTTGCAATTCCAGCTAACAGATTCCTACTCGTGGCGCAATCCGTTGCTCAAAACACCAACTCCAACTGGCAGGGATTGGCGATTGGAGGTGACTACTGATGATTAACGTATTCAGCGTTCCAAAGCCGCAAAACGGTTTTGTCGACGTATTCCCAGGTTTTGCAAACGCCAACACACAGTGGGTTCCCTGGGAGAAACCAGCAGGTATTGCCATGGTTCGCATCGTCTGCATTGGCGGCGGCGGAGGCGGCGGCGGTGGTTTTCCAGCGGCCACAGGAAACCGAGGCGGTGGCGGTGGCGGTGGCAGTAGCGGCATCTCAACAGTAGAAATTCCTGCTGCTTTATTGCCTGATCTGTTGTACGTTTCAGCAGGTCTTGGCGGTAACGGTGGTGCTTCCTCAACTACTGTCGGCACTCTTGGGGCTAATGGTATTGGATCTTATGTTTCAATCGCTCCAGCGACTGCCGCTATCTACACCGTATGTTTTGCCAACCCTGGAAGCGCGGGCACTACAGCGGCTACAGCGACGGTTGTAGGATCGGCGGGTGGTGCTGGTGCAGTTGCAACAGTAGCCAACTCTATATTGGCTGGACTGGGAACTAGCTTTTTTCTTGCAGGACAGGCCGGTGGTGCTGGTGGTGCAGTCGCTAACGGTGCAGGGGGCGCAATCACATACCCAACGACCGGACTGCTCCTCTCCGGTGGTGCAGGCGGTGGAGGTGGCTCTACTGGCGCAGGGGGCAACATCACAGCGCCAGCATCTCAGACCGCTGTCTTGAACCTGTTTCCAACGTTGAACGGTGGTGCGGCAGGTGCCACTGCAGGCATTGGCAGTCCTGGGCACCAACGCAACACTCCGCTACTTTCTACCGGTGGGTCTGGCGGTGGCTGTAACAGCGGCAACGCACTTGGCGGCCGCGGAGGTGACGGCCGCGTCGGTTCCGGTGGAGGAGGCGGTGGTGCTGGTGGTACCACAGGTGGAAGTGGCGCTGGTGGAAACGGTGGCGCAGGCCTGGTTCTAATTTATTCTTGGTAGACGGGATACAATTGGTTCCTTCACCGTCATAGTGTTTGTTGACAATGGCAAAACCTCGCCTGCATCTGATTGGGATCTTTCACACACAGGCAACCAGTCAATACTCTCACTGTGCATTTACTGGTAAGGCTTTGCGTTTTCCCAAGATGATGCAGGCGTATGGCTATGACGTGATTGAGTACAGCAACGAAGGAAGTGAAGCTGGCGCAACAGAGCACGTACCAATCCTGACCGAGAAAGAATTCAAGAAGTTTTACGGTGATCGGAAGAAAACCGACTTCCATGGCAACGATGCAACCATTGGCAGCGAAGGGCATCAAGCATTTGAAGAACGTTTAATTGTCGAGATGCGTAAACGCCTGGAGCCACGTGACATTATTTGTCATCCCTTCGGGCACGCCCATCAAATTCTCATGGAGAAGTTCCCCACTCATCACCATGTAGAAACGGGGATTGGGTATCCGACTTTGATGCCGAACAGTTTTCGGATCTTCGAGTCGTACGCCTGGATGCATTACCACCAGGGACAAGAAAAAAGGCAAGGCAAAAACTACGAATGGGTTGTGCCCAATTACTTTGAATTGTCTGATTGGGATCCTTGTTACGAAGACGGAGAATATCTTGCATTCCTTGGACGCATCTGTTCAGTCAAAGGGATGGACACCATTAAGGAATTGGCAAGCCACAGTCCATGGCCAATTGTCATCCACGGTCAAGGTGATCCAACCCCCTGGAGCCATCCGAACATTAAGTACGGCGGTCCGTTGGTAGGTCGTGAGCGGTCTGATTTCTTAGGTAAAGCACGTGCAGCTTTGATGCCAACTAATTTCACTGAGCCATTCGGCGGCAGTGGCGTAGAAGCAATGTTGTGCGGCACTCCGTTAATTGCAGTTGATTACGGAGCCTTTACTGAAACCATTATCGAAGGTTGCACAGGTTTTCGCTGCCATACTCTCCAAGATTGGATTGACGCCATCCACGCAGCAGGAGATCTCGACCGTCAGGTAGTTGCCGCCACTGCCAGGTCTCGTTACAGCCTGGAAGCCTGTGGAGCAAAATATGACAAGATCTTTAAAACAATCGATGCTCTTCACCACGCGGGTTGGTATCAGTTACGAGAGCCGTCCAGGATTGACTACAATCACCTCGATGCCGAAGAACGTCCATTCGCAAAGCGACTCACAAGTTGGATTGGGGAGAATCTTCATCCCACACATGTACTAGATCTTGGTTGCGGGCCAGGTACTTATGTTGATTGCTTTACTGACCTTGGAATTGATTGCATTGGTTATGACACTGATTTGCGTGTCGAGAATCAAGATCGCCTTCTTTGCAAGAGTCTTTTTGATCTTGAGCATTCTGCACCTGTCGTCTTATGCATGGAAGTGGCAGAGCACATTGATGGGTCTGAGAATCAGCGGATTGTTGACACAATGCATCAAGCACTGGAACCTGGCGGCGTGTTAATTTGGACCGCCGCTAAACCAGGCCAAGGTGGCGTTGGTCACATTAACTGTCAAACCAAAGACTATTGGAAACTGCTACTTGAAGATACAGGTTTGATTCATGACTGGGTAATTGAAGCCCAGTTAATTTCCTTTATTGAGAAGGGTTATCATATGGGTTGGTTCCTTCAAAACCTTTTGGTGTTTCGTAAGCCATGACCAACACACCAGGCTTTGGCGATGTTGTTGACTCCACTAAAGCTCCAAGTGAAGAACAACTCACACGCCGTCAATATGGATTCAGCTCCGTTTATTACGACGGATCTCCTACTGTTTACAAAACTGGAGATGTAGTCAACTTGCCCTACGAGGCAAATGAACTATCCTCCATGGAATCACTTGGTCTTGCTTGGGCAGCATACGCAGAAGGCATACTGCCCGAAGACTGATGCCTTAAGCTGCCGTAGCAGCAGCCTCCAGTTTGCGAAGGTGCTTACGTACTGCTGCTACGTTCCAGCGATAGGTGTCGCGTGAACGTGTATCAGGAAAGGCAGCGTAGTGAGGGCCAAGCTTCAGTGTGCCGTCATCGCGGTACTTGAAGAGAGTCTTTTTATCAATGCCGAGAAGTTCTTCGGCTTGTTGGACCGTGACCCAACCTGGATGCTTAGCCATAAAAAGGCATGTGCTTGCCTCTGTACGTTATGGGTCTCAGGCAGATCGTCAATGGATTTAAGCAAGATTTCATCCCTTTGTTTACATTGGTCTACATGTCCTGAAATTAGAATAAGTTAACGGCAACCGAAGAGCATGTTCAACTGTGAGCAGGAACCCCTTTCCCTTCTCCTTGAATTAACTCCTAAATTGGCCAAGAAACGTTACCGTCAATCCATATACGATGCGTGGGACCACAAGTGTGGTTATTGCGAAGAACAAGCTACATCCCTGGATCACATTGTCCCAAGGTTTCGTTCTGGTTCCAGCAATCGGAACAACCTTCTGCCTTGCTGCAAAAGATGTAATGCAAACAAGGCTAGTTCAAAAATGGAAGAATGGTATCCACAACAGACGTACTACACCGAAGTAAGGATGAACAGGATTGAGGCCTGGATACACCAAGAAATTATCGACCTGTTTACTTATAATATTGAGACGGTACCAGATACATTTGCTGCTGGATAATGGCATTAACTTACGATCCAACAAATAAAAAGTGGAATCTGGCACAGGAGAAAACAGACTACCAAACTAATTTTCCAACTAATCTAGAGAACTCAGGCACGGTAAATCTTTGGGTAAAAACTGAAAAGCGTGTGCGTGTTTTCAAAGGACAAAATTTTTTCGATCCCGTCGTAACCGACACAGCGGCACAATCTTCATCACCCGGAAAAGACTGGATTAGCGTAGGGTCGGTACCAAGGGACAACGTTAGTGATGAAAGCGTTAGACAAGCAATTAGCTCAAGGTTTGGAGGACTAGACAGTCTTACTTATTTGTCAGCAACTCAAGCATTGCGCGATAAAGCTGCAAGTACAGCAACGACTTACAGAAATAATGAACAAACAAACAACTTAAACACCCAAAGAAACCAAGAGAATACAACTTTAAACACTGAGAACACAAGCAAAAACAACGCCTATAACACCGTCCTTGCAACAGCTAATTCAACGCAAGGAGGAGACTATGTTACGCAAAGGGAGCAGATCAGAAGGCTTCAGGGTATCAGTGATGTAACTAAATCACAATTAGAGGATTACTTCAAAGCTTTTTATTCAACTGAAAAGCTACAAACCTGGGATGCAAACCTGGGAGCAAAACCGCAGTACGGCGACTTTGATCCAAAGTACTACAAATCAATCAATCCAGATGTAGGGCAAAAGTGGCAAGCCGCAGTTGCTAATGATGATATTGACATCACCCAAAGGTATTCTGAAAACTCGTATTACCTTCAACACTACACATCCCAAGGGAAAGCAGCTGGGAAGCGAGGTAATGCCGCAGAACAAACAACAGCAGCAAACCAATACCTGGAACGCAAGCCAACCGATGCCGACATTCAGGCTGCCCGTAGCCTCCAGCTAGGCCTTAATACTGACACACAAACTGAACGCCTCTTGGCAGTACCTGAGGTTTCTGCTGAATGGGATAAAGCAAAAGCAGGTGATCAATACTGGAAAACACTGGGCAAAGAGAAGTTCTTAAACCCAGAGAAACCTGATGAATTTGCCGCACTGTTCCGTTTGTCCCAACGACCAGAAGACAAACAAGTAAGTTTTGCTTACAACTTGAATGCTGGGTATGGCGTCACGGAATTAGAAGATGCAGTAAACCAAGCGGTTGGTGAAAAGGCAACAGTAGACGCAAAAAAATTTGGTGCGTTAACTCAAAATGTGTTAAAGGACACCATTGAGCAAATGAAGAAGGCCAAGGGAAAAGAACAAATGCTTGGCCTTATGCAAGGCTTCTCCGGCTTTGGAGAAATCATGGACATCAACAAAGAACTCAGTAACAGCATCCTTGGTGATTCTGGGGTTGGTGGTATTCTTTCTTTTACATCAGGCAAAGCGTCCCAGGATTCCCTGGAGAAAAGCCTTCAAAACATAACAGGTGTCAACAACAGCACCACCTACAACTGGCAACAATGGTTTGATACGGAGCTAAAGAAGAAGTACGAACAAGAAGTTGAACTTGGTTACAGCACCGAGACGGCAAAAGACACCATAAAAGTTGAAGCGCAGTTTGCGAGAGATTTTATGGACAAGTATTTGATCCCACGTTTTAACACCTCTCGTTCAATCAGTGAATTCACGGAGTACCTTGATGTTCGGCAACAAGAGCAAAACCCGTTCCAAACGCAGGACATGCTGAACGCTGTTAGTCAGGTTGCCAACTTGCGTGCCGATCAGTTTTTAGCTCAAGTTCAAAATACTCCCGACCGTTATTTTAATGCCGACTTTTATTTCAATCCCACTGGAGACAAGGCCAGGACTGATGCTTACTCTCAACAGTCTCAGGCAGTAGCAGATGATTGGGAAAAGGCAAAAGCCGGTGATGAATACTGGGCAAGCCAGGCTTATCGCTTTGGTATTGATCCAAATAACAAAGAACAATTTGCGCGAATGCACTTCCAGGTCAAGGGGAAAGGCTTAGGCTACGATCCGGCGGAAGACATATTAACGGCAGGAAGAGTTCAAGATGAAATTTACAACAAAATCTTGCCGTCTCTTAAGCAGGAAGCATTAAAACAAGGAACAATTTTTGGTCAATTCATTACGCCAGAAGAGTTTGCCGACGAAATGTTAAAGGGCCTGGACCCAACGGATAAAGCTACTTGGCAAAAAGCGCTAGACGCCGTTGGTCTTAAAGATTTTCAGGGGAACCTGGGTGAATTTAAAGACTTAGTTGCAGAGACATTACGCACGGGTTCCGCACAACAAATCAGAGAGCAGATCAAATACCTGAATGAAAAAGGTGAGAAGCCTACTCAAAAAGTTTTAGGTGTTGATTACATTGAAAGGCCCGAAGATTACAAGACAGACTCGATCAAATCAGAAACAGAAATGTACAGAGTCTTTCAACAAGCTGGTTACAAGGGAACAGAAGATGAGTTTTACACTGATTTGTTCCCCGATACGGACCGAAGTGAGCAGCAGCTTCTCACCAAGGCGGGCGCAGGCAGCGCCCTTCAGTTAAAAGGACTTGACTTAAGTGATCCATTCGCATCCCTTGGTACTATCCAAGGTTTCTTTGGTGATGAGGACACCGATACAACAGATGAGACAACCACCAAAGAAAAAAGTATCTTTAACTTAGGATTGGATGATGAAGAAACAAGCTACAAATCAAAGACAGGTAGCCAAATCTTGGGTGAATTTACATCAATGTTTAAAGGATTCTGATGTCTGACAAACGTAAGAAAGCCGCTGGTGCTGCCAAGTTGGCAAAAGATAAGATGGCCTGCAACAAACCGCAGCGCACTCCAGGTCATGCCACAAAATCGCATGTTGTAAAAGCATGTAAAGACGGTGAAGAAAAAATTATCAGGTTTGGACAGCAAGGAGTTGAAGGCGCAGGTAAAAACCCAACTTCAGAAAAAGACAAGGCCCGTCGCAGGTCTTATTACGCACGTCACAATGCGCAAGATTCAAGTCCCGACAAAATGTCAGCACGCTACTGGAGCCACCGTGTAAAATGGTGAGCACCACATTGGTTTCCCATGGCCAAACCCAAGTCCAGCTCAGTCGTCAAGATTGAATCCCGCCCTAAAAAGACTCGTCAAGGACAAGGGCAACACTCACTTCCTAATCACGGACGCAAACAAACACGCGGCCAAGGTAAGTAAATTGTGTATGATTGGGAGTAACTAATGTTACTCCTATGTCGGATCTTTCCGCTGCGCTTAATCTGATCAGGAAATACGAAGGTTTTAACGAACAAGCTTTCGCAGATCCTCACACAGGGAAAGATCCGTACACCATTGGTTACGGCACACAGTTTTACCCTGACGGCTCTCCTGTCAAACGTGGTCAACGTTGCAGTCCACAAAAAGCACTGGAGCTGTTATTCCACGAAACAAATATCATTGACACCCAGCTGCTAAAGCAAAACCTGGGCCTTGATGACGGCATGCGTCAAGCCTTGATTTCTTTCATTCACTCCATCGGCTGGGAACCCTTCCTTTACAGCGCCATTATCGATTGCATTGAACACGAAGATTACTGCGGTGCCACGCGAGAAATGGGCCGGTGGATCTTCAATGCTGATCATCAAGTCGTTGGTAATCTCCTGGATCGACGCCGAGAAGAAATCAACCTGTTCCTCCAAGGAGTTGATGCAAATCCCTGGGCCTCTACCGAAGTATTGTTGACAGCATTCCGCAATTACACCGCAGCACCTCATCAGGTGAAAGCAGTGCGACGCTTGGAAGAACTCATGAGTCCATACATCCTGGCAGAGTTTGGAAACAACTTCCGGATTGATGAAAACCCTTGGTTTGATTTTAACGACCAAGAAGCAGATCTTCTGTCCGCCAGCTAGCATTAGAATAATTGCAACACGCAAATGAAGGCTGGAATGGAGAGATCAGTCGAGCCCAGGGAATTTGAACTCCCGTTGGAATTGCAGTTCTCCATGCGCAAGGCAGAACTTGCAGCGCAAGAGATGACATGGGATGAATTGCTGTACGCACTTCTGAACCTCTACCACCAGCGGCTGATGGAGTGGTATGCCATCAAAGATATCCTCGCAGCAGAAAACATCTCGATTGACTTCGACATTCCCACCGACTTGGAATTAGCAGAACTCGCCGCCGCTTGTATTGGCGACGACGAGGATGACGAAGACGAAGATGAGCTTCAACCGTTTTGAGCTTCGTCCAAATCAATAAGGCGGTTGAGGTACCACTGTGCCTTCTTCAGTGATTCTGTCCCGCCTTTATGCTTCTCACGCCAGATATACTTCATGCAGTTGGCCTTGCAGAAACCACGGAATTCTTCGGTGGTTAAAGCTGTCTCAATGGCTTCAATGCACTCAATGCCGCCGTAGTGAGAAGGATGATTAACCACATCCTCCTGGAGCACCGATGCCTTTTCTTTCGTTAGCCAGGGCACAGGACAAATGCCGTCCTTGCAGCCAGAATCGTCTGTTACCGGCTCAAACCACGACGCTTGCGTGACTGCTCCAGCATCTCCTCGCTGGGCCCCTCCAGGTCCAGCACTAACGCCCTGGGCTTGGGTGATGCCCCCATCTGCAGACCCTCCTCCATTGACGGAATATACCCCGTCGTTCCAGGCCGTTGCCCCTCGAGATTCAGTGGATTCCTTTCCCGCCCCTGTTGACATGCGACCAAGCCTCGGTTGTACATATCCATTAATGGTACATCATTCGCTTCATTGTCGAGCGGTGCACCAAAATCTTCTTCGCTGAGGCAGCGGCACTTTACTTCGTCTTGAATGAAGCTATCTAAGAAACCTGCGACGCCATGCATGGCGAATACCCTGGTTGATTTATTGCTTCTACAATGATACTATGGCAAAATTCTTTGACCCCAATTACGATCCAACGGCTGACGCTGGTACGTCAGGGGCTGAGGTTACTGACCTTAATCCTGAACAGGCGTACGATACAGATTTACGTCGTTTCCCATCAGAAGAAAGACAAGCTGTTGAATCGTTAAACGATAATCAAGACCGCGTTGGTAAGTTCTTTAGGGCAGCCAAAACCGCTGGGGCATACCGACAAAGAGCAGGTATTGCTGAACCGACCATCCGAGGTAAAACCCCAAGAACAGAAGCAACAATGGACGGTGTTGCACTGCCAAGTATGGGGGACACAATCGGACGAGCCGGAAGTACCGGCTACGCCCGTAAACCTGGATCAAGCTTTGGTAAGCAATACTAAACCTGGGAGAACACAACGTTCTTTGGTTGGTCTTGATACTTACCTTTCCGGTCCTGGTAAGTAACTTCACAATGGCTACCAGTGTGGAACAACAGCTGAGTAATTCCCTCGTTCGCATAAATGCGATTGAACAAACCAGTGCAGTTACTGATTTCAAGCGTAAGGTAACCCTCCCATCCTGCTTCGGCAGGCGTGATGTTTACCATAATCCCTGACCGCGCATATGTAGATTTACCAACAGCTACAACACTAATGTTGCTAGGGAGCCTCAGACGTTCATGCGCTACGCCAAGGCAATAGCCGTACGGCGGCAGCAAGAAGTATTGGCCACGTTCGTCTTCCCGCAGATCCGCTGGCTTCAAAATATCGGGATCAAAATTCTTGGGGTCACAATCCCCGGCTTGTACACGGCCAAAAATCAGGCACTGACTAGGTGATAAGCGAATGTCATATCCGTACGAACTGAGGCCGTAACTGAGAAGTTTCCGTCCATTCTCCTTGCTTACCAAATGATCCACAAATGGATCAATCATCCCATGTTCAAGGGCCTGCTCACGAATTTCCCAGTCGGCAAGGATGCTCATAATTCCTTTTAATCCTTTTCACTCTAGAGAAATTAACAGAGAATGTGCCCCCTTGGTTCGTAAATATCCTTAAAACGTTCGATTGCTTTCCCCGTATCTTCCATGGGAGGCAGGTACACCAATAGTGAGGTGCACGTTTTATGCACGCCAACACCTGTGCTCTTGCGAACTGTTAACGTTGGTGGCGTCCGCAAGATGCAGATGGGAAAATCAAAGATCTTAAACTCGTAACGAATCATGTCCGGGCAGTTGGTAAAGTACAAGCCCTGACTTACTTCTCTTGCTAACCAGCTGCGGTACAGCTTTCGGAACCACACCGCATGTGACGATGTCAAAGTTGGAGAAGAAGACCGTGTCATCTTCCAGCGTTCATTCTTCTTGTCCCAGAAGTATGCGCCACTGGGAGGAAAGACGTAAACCTTGCCGTACCACGTTTGGCAGTTCAATCCATCGTCAGATGGAGTGAAATACTTCTTGGCATCGACGTATTCATTTGCAAAATCTGAGCTGGCAACATCAAGATCAATACCCTCCATCAGGGCGTGCGCTGCTGAAACCAGGTCAGAACTTGTGATTAACTCACGATCTTCTGCGTGAGCCTTGATGTTTTCAATTGCCATCAGTCTTCCGATACTTTGTTGTAGTCGATTTCCAAGTAACGCATGCCCGCTGCATCATTGATGATGTAACCAGCTTTTTCCGTTGGATTAATTTTCTGTGCAGCACTGAGGATACGCCTGAATGTCTCAGCTAAATCCCCATCATTACCGCGTTCACACTCCTCTTGCGCTGAGTGCATCTCCTTTAGCGTCATGAAGAACATCGAACGGTCGGAATTGTCAGGTTGAAACACCATCACCCCTGGACCTTCATGCTCCCACATTTTGCAATAATGCTGCCCCATGTCACCAAGGATCAACTTGATAGTGGCATCAAGCATCTTGGCTTTCGTTTGATCAAGCTCAGGACCGATCACCGATGCGATCAACTTTTCACGACGGCTCATTTTTGATCAACCCCTGCTTGATTAATGCTTCCAGTAGTTTATTGGTTGGTTTGTACAAGACAACCATCTTGCCCAGGATACCGCGTTTTTTTACGAGGCGTCCAGTATCGTCCTTCAGTTTTTCAAATTCTCCTGAACGGATCAGATATTCTGCCACACAACGTAGCCGTCGTTTAAGTGGCAATTCGGCTTGCGGGAATTTGCCGCAGATTGTATCAGGTGTTAAGTCCTGGAACGCAAGACGCAAACGATTGGCAAGTGTCATACCAAAGTTCGCATCCTCTTCTTCATAATTTTTTAAGTTTTCCAGGTATCTTTGCAGGCACCCGTCATCGAAAGATCCTTCGGGTGGCAAGAACATTTCCACTTGATCCGCAAGTGATGCTGGCAATACTTCCCTGTAATTGACCAGGGTTACAACCTCAGTTTCAATCCCGTGAAATCTGTGCGGCATTATACGAGACGATCGGGGTTAGTTGTTTTATATTTGGTCGACCGTGCACCGGTGTTGCCAATAAAATCCCAGAGATCACTTTGGCGATTCTTGCAGAATGCGTGAATCATCTGGTTCCATGGGATACGAATAACCGCTTTGCGATTGGGATCTGGCGAAATATTGACGTAGTGAACACCTTCTACCCAACCCTTGTCAGGAGTCTTACGTCCAATAGAAATCCAATTTCTGATCGTTTGATCGGATACGCCCAACCGCTTGGCACACTCCTCAGTTGATACGTATTCATCTGCGTAAATCTGGGGATTCAAGATATTTGTTTCATCTTCTCCGTAACGACTGTGCCACATTGACGAAAGGATGTTGCGAATACCCTTGAGTTCGGTGGCAATATCCTCCAAACCTTTTCGTAAGCCGTAGTTCATAGCGACAAATCCTCTCTATAGATGCTAGTGTGTGTGAAAAGGTTTTGCATCATGGAAGAACAAATTCCCCCTAGTCAGTTTCCGGGTCAACCCACTGGTCAGGACTATTTCATGAATGAGATCAGCCCTGAAAATCTTGCAGCAATGAAAGCAAGGGCAAAAGAACTAGCCATCCAACAAGCCTTGGCCCAGCAAGCAAGCTTTCAACAGCAACCGCCGCAGGTGATGTATGTTCGGCGCAACCTCACCGTTGCAGAACTACTGGTTGTATTCCTCATTTCTTGTGGAATTGTAACAGGAATCCAATTTGTTTGGCACGGTGTTTCCAACCTGCTGCCCAGGATTGAGGTAAGGGTTAAGTGAGCAAAGAGAACTATAATTAGGTATAATACTGCGCAGTATAAGTAGGTGGCCACCAATAGAAGGATCAGCGAGTTTCCGTCGATTGACGGCACCGCGATTGTTGATGAAGACCTCATGACGCTGGTCCACGTTTTTGAAGTGGACCCGGTACTGCGCAACAAAAAAATTACCTTCAGTCAGTTCCGTACCTACCTAGATCAATACTATGCAAACGTCACTGGCGAAACAATCAGTGGCAATGTTGTAATTCAAGGTGGTTTAACCGTTAGTGGTACAACAATCCTGAGCACAGTAACAAGCTCAGGCTTTGGAACATTTAGCGGTGTTATCGTCCAAAACAATTTAAATGTCAGCGGCACTACCAGTGGAACAACCTTCACTGGCTCCATGGCAAACTTTGTGTCCGGACGATTTACGGACAGAGTATCTGGCGCCACTATCACCGGCAATAACATCCAAGCAACCACAGGTAACTATCAGTCTCTTACTGGTGTGACCGGTGTTTTTACAACCAGTCTCTCTGGTGCGACAATTACCGGCAACGTTGGTCAATTTACCACGGTCTCAGGCCAATCAATTTCTGGTGCAAACATCACCGGTGTTTCTGGCGTATTCACAACTCAGTTATCCGGTGCCACAATCACGGGCAATACCATTCAAGCGACAACTGTCACCGGTGTTACCGCTAACGTCACCACAGGAAACTTTCAGACACTCACGGCCGCCACTGGAATTATCCAGTCGACACTTACGGTAACTGGCGTTAGTACGTTCATTGGCTCAGGTCTTTTCCAGGGCAACGTCAATGTCACTGGTACGCTCAGCGGCAACACAATTACTGGTGCAACAGGCGTCTTTACATCTGTAACAGGTGTATCCGGTGTTTATACAACACAGTTATCGGGTGCCACGATTACTGGCAACGTTGGGCAATATACGTCTCTTACTGGTGTTACTGGTGTATTCACAACGTCTGTTTCTGGTGCCACCGTTACAGGCAACACGGGACAATTTACGACCGCAAATGCTGTAACAGGAAACTTTACGTCACTTACTGGTGTAACTACAACTGGTACCCTGGCTCGATTTACAACTGTTACTGGCATCAGCGGCGCATTTACATCGTTAACAGGACAAACAATCACAGGTGTTAGTGGTGCATTTACATCGCTGACCGGAGTAACAGGCGTCTTTACTACATCGTTATCAGGCGCAACCGTAACCGGTACCACGGCTCAATTCACGACCGTCACTGGCGTCAGTGGAGCATTTACTGTTCTTACTGGTGTGACCATAACCGGCACAACGGCAAACTTTGCGTCAGGCGTATTCACAACACAGCTTTCAGGTACGACCGTCACTGGTACAACCGCCAACTTCACAAGTGGTATTTTCCAGAACTTAACGGCAACCAACCAAACGTTTGGCGGCAACCTTACATTCTCTGGTAATACAACAACACTGGGATCCGGCTTTATTGTTTCCGGTCTTAGTGTCACTGGAACAATTAGTGGCATCACTGTTACCGGCACTGCAGGTCAATTCACAACTGCAACTGCTGTCACTGGTAGCTTCACGTCATTAACTGGTACAACCACGACAGGTACTACTGCCAACTTTGCATCTGGCGTATTCACGACCGTAGTCTCTGGTGCGACGGTTACTGGTAATACCGTTAACGCAACCACTGGTAACTACCAATCAATCACAGGTGTCACTGGCGTATTCACTACGTTATTGTCTGGTGCTACCGTAACCGGCACAACGATCCAAGGCACAACAATCACTGGTGTAAGCGGTGCATTTACTGTTGTTACTGGTGTAACTGTCACGGGTACAACCGCTAACTTTGCCAGTGGCGTATTCACCACACGAGTCTCTGGCACAACCGTAACCGGTAATACGGGTCAATTCACAACTGTCACGGGTATCAGCGGTGCATTTACTGTTGTAACAGGCGTAACCGTTACCGGCACTACGGCTAACTTTGCATCTGGTGTATTTACCACCGTTGTTTCAGGTACAACCGTTACTGGCACAACGGCTAATTTCACAACTGCAAATGCTGTCAGTGGTAACTTCACATCACTAACCGGTACGACAACCACTGGTACTACCGCCAACTTTGTCAACGGTAACTTCAGTACACAAGTTTCTGGCGCCACAGTGACCGGTGCTACGGGTGCATTCACCAATATCACCGGTAGTATTCTTCGGGTTACAACTCCCTCTGGTGCAACACCAGCCATTGTTTGCTCCGGTGTTGTTTCTGGTAGTGCATCTGGTTTTGTAATTCAAGGACCATTAATCATCCTTCCTTAATTTTTTGGCTTAAAATAAGTAAAAACAGGTAAGCAACAATGCCGTACGGTACTATCAAAGTTGATACGATTACGTTTACGGATGCGGGCGTAGATAAGAGTGTCGCAATTTCAGGTTTAGTTCAAAACCCTACCTTCACTGGTAACGTCACGGCAACAGGTACCATCTCTGGTTTAATTGTTCAGGCCCCAACGGTAACTGGTACGACTGCCAACTTTGCATCAGGTGTTTACACCACGCAAATTTCTGGTGCAATTGTTAAAGTTCCAGCAGGAAGCGCTGGTGCTCCAAGTATTCAAGTAGGTGTTGGCGCAAGTGTGGCACCTGGTTTATATGGTGCTGGCACTGACCTTTTAGGTATTAGCACTGGTGGTGCAGGAAGAATTTTTATTGATTCAACGGGCAGACTTGGGGTTGGGACAAGTAGCCCACAGTATCCGCTGCAAATCAATGCGGCCACTGCTCAAATACGTTTAGAAGAATCAAGCGCAAGCACAAAACGCCTTGAGTTGTGGATTGATTCTTCTGGTGTTGCCACTATTGCAGCCAACCAAAGCTCTCAGAGTATTGCATTTCAAACTGTTGGCGCTGAACGCCTCCGCATCGACAGCGTTGGCAACGTGGGGATTGGGACGAGTAGTCCTGCGGCGCCGCTTCACGTGTTTGGTAGTGGAGAAGGACTACGCGTAGAAACATCAGCCTCTAGTGGAGGTTACATTCGTTTTGTGAACACAAGCGGCTCAATGTCAATTGGCATGGGCGGGGCAGTTGGAAACAACTTATTGATTTATGATCGAACTAACAATCAATCTGCATATCTATACACTGGAGGCGCTGGCGGTTCTCATATTTGGAGCACAAACAACACCGAACGCCTCCGCATCGACAGCTCCGGCAACGTGGGGATTGGGACGAGTAGTCCAAGTATTGTTTACCGTACAACAATTAACGGAGATGGTTCATCCATTGTTGGCGGATTAAGTTTACAAAATAACGGTACTGAAACGCTGACAATTGGAAATGTAACTGCCGTTAATAACGTTGATAGTGAGATATGGAATCCCCGCAATGGTTACCTGCGCTTTGCCACAAACAACACCGAACGCCTCCGCATCGACAGCTCCGGCTCAATTCTTGCAAATACGACAACCAACCCAACCACTGGGACATTTGCACGCCCTGTTATTAGCTTAAAGCAGCAAAATGACACCACATTTGCTTCTGCAATTCACATTGAAGCAAACGCGGACCAGTCTGTTCTAGGTATTGGTTACAACGGTTCTGCTTTTGGATTTGGTACTTCTTTCCGCGGAACCGGAGCACTTAAGGACATCTTTTTTGCCCCTGGCGGCACCGAACGCCTCCGCATCGACAGCTCCGGCAGGCTCTTAGTTGGCAGAAGCGCTACTGAAGTTGGACTTGGAGGAAGCGATTTACTACAGGTTGCTGGTGCGATTAACGTTGTTTCATCAACTAATATTTATTCTCGATTACTTCCTACTTCGTCTGGATTAGAAATAATTGCCAACGCATTTCCGGCTAATCTCGGCACCACGCAATCTATTATTTTGAAATCCGGCACCAGTGGTGGTGGTGGCCCTTCAGAAATAGCTAGATTCACGAGCGACGGCAGGCTGCTGGTGGGGACGAGTACTGCTTTTGGAAGTGGCGTCAACGACAGCAACTATTCTTTGATTCAAATTAGAGGCAATACTGCTGGAGGAGGCTCAGAAGGAAGATTAACCTTAGGGAACACCACGGCTTCAGCGTCTATTGTCGCAGGAAACGATCTAGGCAGCATTTGGTTTGCCGATGGAAGTGGAGGAGATTATGCGCGTATACTTGCAGAAGCAGATGGCGCGGGTGGGAGCGGCGATTATCCAGGTTGCCTGGTCTTCTCCACCACCGCCGATGGTGCGAGCAGCCCCACGGAGCGGATGAGGATTAGTAGTACTGGTCAAACTAGACTTGGTCACGCAAATAACGAATACAACTTATATGTAAATGGAAGTGCAACCAGTGGATTTACTACCGCACTGCTTGAGACTGATTTTAGTGGCTATGCGCCAAATAATACAACAGCTGTTTTCATTAAATGCGGCGACACTGCTGCCATAAGAGCAGAAATACGTTCTAACGGTGGTTTAGCCAACTTCAGCGCCAACAACGTCAACTTGTCTGATCGCAACGCCAAAAAAGATATTGTCCCAGCTGCCGGCACTTGGAATTACTTGAAGGAATGGGAGATCGTCAACTTCCGCTACAAGGACCAGCCAGACGACGCTGACCTGAACATGGGCGTCATTGCCCAGCAGGTTGCCGAGAGCTGCCCAGAAGTAATTACCGTTTTTCAAGAAGCCAAAGAGGCGACTGAAGATCAGCCTGCCCGAGAGCAGCAACTTGGCGTCAAAGATCAGCAGATGATGTGGATGGCTATTAAGGCTCTCCAAGAAGCACAGTCCCGCATCGAAACCTTGGAAGCCAAAGTCGCCGCACTGGAGGGAAACTAAACGTGGATATTATTCTCCACTTGGGAGGCAATCCGGTTAGGGCAACCAAGGCCGCTGAACTTGCCTTGCAGTATCCAAACGCAGCTGTGGTCATCTCCTCGGAAGGGGGTGACCATGGCCTCAATTATTACGATACCGCTGGCATTGATCGTAGTCGAATTACAATCGACATGCAGGCCTGGGACACCGTTACCAACTTCACTCATACCTATAAGTTGTTGCGTCGACTTGGCATCACACGTTTGTTTGTGGTCACTGATTCCTCCCACATGCCACGAGCGCTTGCTATCGCAGAACAAGTATGGGGTGGGCGTGTTCCCATTGAAGGTCACAGTTACCAAGATGGTGATGGCTACAAAACATCCGACGCCACACACATCAAAATCGACACATGGAGAGCCTGGATGTGGCGTAGACTTGGTATTTTGCCGTACTGGATTTCTGTAAGGCAAGCACGAAGTGGGTTTGTGTCAACAGAAAGGCATTCATTTTTGGAGATTGGGTTTTAACTAAGGTCACTTAAACGAACAAACTGTTAAAATAAGAAAAACATTTATCAACATGTCTACTGTTACCTGGGATATTGCACAGCTTGAGCGTCATCTTCCTGATGGAGACACATGCCCAGACGGTGCTGTTTCCACGATCCACTGGACTGCATCCCTGGAAGAAAGCGGTGAAGTAGCCAGTGTTTACGGCAGCATTGGGTTAGGTGAGCCAGCCTCCGGTTCCTTTACGCCGTACAATCAACTGACCAAATCGCAAGTTGTTGGTTGGTTACTGGCAGCACTTGGCGTTGATCAAGTTGTTTCTATTGAAAAAAGTTTGAACGACCAGATTCAACAAAAACTCAACCCAACATCAGCGTCTGGCATTCCCTGGTAATTATTTGCTATATTTTACGTAAGCTAACTGACTGACATGGCCTGCAAAAAGTCTCAACTGGTTTCCGCCATCAACTCCTTTGGTTCTGCACGTGCCACAGGTGACGGCAACCTTATTGCGTTTGCCGCTGAACTCATTGGCAAACTGGTTGATACCCTGGAGTTTGAACCGGAATCCGAAGAAGAAGCCATTACTCCCGAAGTTGTGGCAGAAGAAACTGCTGAGTAATTGACACACCTGATCTAAAGTTAGTAAAAAGCTTTAGGTCGATGTCAATAAAATTTGTCGAGGCAGCCGAGTTTTTCAAAGGACTGCCACATCAAGTTGACGCATTTAACTGGCTCCAGGATCAGGTTTCCTCCTCGGTTCTGGAGACTTTTGCGTCTATGTACCGAAAAAAACCAACACCGCCCCAAAGTTTTGACAACACCTGGGACGGTGTATTTGCCGCAGCAAAAGCAGCGGGCAGTAAATATCCGGAAGTTGTTGCGGCGCAGTGGGCACTGGAATCAGGCTGGGGCAAACACACATCAGGTACTCACAACTACTTTGGATTAAAGGGAAGTGGGTCCAACGTCAACACCCAAGAATTTCTCAACGGTAAATGGGTCACGATCAAAGCCGGATTCATTGATTTCCCCGACCTTTACACCTGTGTTTGCTACCTAGTCGAGCGCTGGTACAAAGACTTTGGTCGCTACCAAGGTGTTAATCGTGCCAAAAGTGCTGAAGAATGCGCCAAGCTTTTAGTTGCCGAAGGGTATGCCACTGATCCAAACTACGCAACAAAACTGATTGGCATCTTATCCAAACAAGACAAGCCCTCAACGCCAGCAGTAAAACCTGAAACGCCATCTAAATTTCAACCCTGGAGCCCATTCACAACCAAAGTCACGGAACACATCACCTACGGTGAATTGACTTTGAATCAAGAGGCGCGTCGTTTTACCAAACAGTATCAATGTGAAACAGCCTTGGAACTGTGTAAGTTCTTGGAAAAAGCACGTGCTGCATTTGGGAACAAACCGTTGGTAATTACCAGTGGTTCACGGCCGGAACCAATTAATTCACAAGTTGGTGGTGCAAGAAACAGTGAGCACACCTACGACGCACCCTCCAAAGGTGCCGTTGACTTTTACATTGATGGCGTCAGTGTCTACACACTGCAAGACTGGTGTGACAAAAATTGGCCGTACTCAGTTGGTTACGGTGCTAAAAAGGGATTTGTCCATCTTGGAATGAGGGAAAGTAAAGCGCGAATTCGCTGGGACTACTGATGGCTAAAGCAAAAAACAAAGATCTACACATACGTGTCAATATGTGTTGGCAAGTTGGTGATGAAAAAAAATGCGCCACACTCTCGAAAGAGGCGGCGTATGCAACACGAGATTGGGTAGAGCAACAAGGCGGATGCACTTGGTGGTTTCAAGCGTTGCCCGATTGATCAGCGATCTTTGGCGCGGCCAACCAACAGAGCACCTGCTTCAAGGAAACGATAGAGATAACCAATAAATGTGTCGTCTTTGCGCGTCGGAGTCAGTGCACAAACTAACGAACAAAAAGCGTGGAAAGCAAACAAGATTTCCAGGTAACGTTGAAATTGGGACATGATCAATACCTTTTTCCTTATTCTAAATTGCTAGGCTTATAAATATAGAAAGATTTAAGATCTGGATTTATTCTCCACCTTGGATCTTCATGCGTTTCAAACCAACGTCGCCACACCTTGAATTGTTTGTCTGGTACTGCAGACTCACACCTTAAACACAAAGAATCACCAGGCGGTAAATCAGCTACCCAATGACGAACTTGACGGATAGCCAAAGCTTGTATTTTGTTTCCTTCTTGCCCTGTCAAAGACGCCGCTAAAGAACGCACCGACTTTTTGTTGCGTTTATTGAGCCAGTCATTAAGTTGACGTTTTGATTTGCCGACTGCCAAGCTGGCCAGCCAAATACAACCAGCATCCGTCCTTAGCCACGGCATCAGGCGCATCTTAAAGATGTACCCGTTTTTCAGTTGATACGTTGTTGTCTTTTTGCAGCGTCTAAAGCGTTTAGCTTCATACGTCATACATCTTGCAGCAACTAGCGTGTGGATTTTCCTGGCAGTACTGATACCAACGATGTGCCTGAGTTTTTGTTTTGGTTGGCCTTTGTTTTGTAAGACGAGACCAAAACGAAAGCAATCGGTAAATCATGGTCTGTTGGTGAGAGGGATAAAGATATCAGGGAACTTGTCCGTGTCCTGGTGCTCAGACTCCCATGCTTGCTGCCATTCTGACAGAGAGTGATCGTGAATGGCAAGAAAATATTCTTGATCATCTGCAGTGTCAACGTTTACCCAATATTGATCACCTTGTTCAGATGGAATTTGGTCACCAATGAACCAAGTGGAACCATCGAGCACGGTAACGGTAATGCCTGAGTTAATAGCGCAAAGCAGTTCGGTGAATCCATTCGGTTGTTCTACGCTGCTAGAAATGACAGTGTTAACAGAAACAGGAGAAATTACATTGATTGTACGGCTGAAATCAATTGAGGTCTCCTGGAGCAGGTAAGCAATATCACCCTCATCCTCCAGGGCGATAAACATTTCGGTTGGAGGAAACTCAACAACAAGACCAAGCTCGTAATCAAGCGGTTCATTGCGAGTAGTCGAAACACAAATCAAGTATGCACCCGCTTCCAGCGCGTAGTAGCGATCGTCGCCACGGTCGACGCGAAACCTTGAGAAGAAGTTGTATACATTCGATTGTGCGCCCATAACCGTACCAAGGTACGGATGTGAAATTTCGTTGTCACTGATGATTGACACAGAGTCTTCATCAAAAACTCCACGTCCCTGGATAGGAATTGAATCCAAGTCATACGCAGAAATTTGAATGTAGCTTGGACGCGGTGGCCCTTTGGTAACAACAATCCAACCAGGGATTACAAGGTTAATTTGAAACCAATGGTTGTAGGTGCCACCGCCGAAGCCACCGTTTGACGTTTGGTTGGTATCCTTGTAGCCAATGACTTTATTTTGCGGGCCCAGCTTACCCTTTAGATAGCGCAGTGAAGTTGTACTAAAGGTACCAAGTACCAATGGATTTGATTTACTGCGATTGGCTTGGGCAATAGCCGGGTTGCGCGACATTATTTGATATAATTCCTTTTCCTTATTGTAAGTGCGCTCAATTCAACCCTCATCGTATTCAGGTGGTGGTGCTGCTTCCCGTGGATTGGTAATCGTTTGTTTGTACTGCGTGGCAGCCAGAGAGTCAGCCTGTACTTTCTTCCGCGCCCTGGCATAGCACATCAATTTACTTGGCTCAAATTCCAAGACGAGTGGGTGAATGCGGCCAGGGGGATAGTCCCTGTTCCAGCTGGAAAGCATGTGTACAGGATTAAAACATTCCGGATTGCCACACACGCGAGTCACAAAAAACTTACCAACATCTCCCCACGCGCACTGGTAGACCGCTTTATGGAGCGAGACGTATTCAGATGATTGCTTGGCGTAGTGAGAACGGTAAGAAGGAAGGCACGCACGTTTGGAATTGCCACGTATGTGCCAGCACTCATCCATGGTTGTGACATTGATTCGGTTCCAGATCGCGGCGTATTTGTGTTTGTAGTTGGGATCCAGATAGTTGATGTCAAAACCACAGACGTTCTTCCAGATTTTCTGGACACAGTAGTAACACCAATGGTTTTCCTGGTCACGTATGTCGTGGTTGTGCGGACACACGTAGCCCCGGTAGTAGCCGTACTCATCGAGGGTCTTGTCGTCACATTGATTTGCATTTCGCAAATAGCGAATGTTGAGCCGAGCGTTGAGTTCGGAAACCTGAGCAATCAAATTTGCCATGTCAATTTGAGTCCAATATGAGATTGGTGGTAGGGGATCTGGAACGAAGGATCAGTTCCTTGCGATTGTCACGGTCAGATGCGACGTGAATGACAGAGGCCTCCAGGGGGTCCTGGCCGGTGCGTAGGAAGTAGACAAGCCTGTGGGCCTGGTACTGCCCTCCCCCCAGCCTCACCACGTAGTAGCGGGTGGCTGGGACGTATTTCCCGGCCATGTCTCCTTCAGCGTGCCAGCCCGTGGTACAAGCCCATTCCAGGCCAGATGGGTACTGAGTCGACAACCGAAGCTGGGACTCCAAGTACCAGAGAGGTGGCAGTGGTGCGCCTGGTCTAGCCATAGAACCCGATAAAACCCCCTGTTTATCTTTATTAGATCCAAATGACACTTTGCCGAAAGTGTCATTATTTGTCAAGGATTCTCAAGTGAGATTGTACTTGAGACAATAAGCACAACCCACCAATCCCACCGTCTCATTCCTGTCTCACCCTGACTCAAATAATGACACTTTCAGTAAAGTGTCATGTGCGTCACGTAAAGATAGGAAGGGGGTTTTATCGGATTTCACCCGTACCCCACCTCCTCAATGCGTACACCTTGCTACAAAAAATCCCCTGTTTCCAGGGGATCCATCACCTTGGCACCAATCAAGCCTCAGTCGTCTCACATGAGACCAGTCTCACGCCGCAGCCCCAACCGTGCGTTTTTCCTTCTTCTCCTTCTTTTTCTTCTTTGGCTTCTCTTCCACTTCCGGCTCACCACCCTCCATCACCTCCTGGAACACCCCTCCAAACTGAGACGCAACTGAGTCCCAACTAAATTGAGGATCCGTCACCCGCTTGTAGCAGGCATCGGCCACACTGTTCAGGTACTCCCGATCGTCGTAGAGGTTGGCAAGGATCTGCGCCAGGTGTTGGTCGGAGGGGCAGGGCATCTCCCGTGCCATGTTGGTGTCCACATCCACGTGGTCGCAACGAATCAGTGGGGCATAGCCCTCAAAAATCTCTTTGGTACTGGTGTGATCCGGCACCACCTGTGCCACACGGCAGGCAGCATTCTCAAAGTTGACTAGCTCCCAGCCACCCCCCTTGGTGGTATTGATCCCAATATCAGCCGCGTTGTAAATGCAATTCAGGAACTCCACCGAAACGTTCGGCGGCCCCTGGTTGTTATTGGTCATGATGATGCGACCGTTTGGATCAAGTCCGTTCTTACTCATCTCCCGCCCGAAGAGCGGCATGATATCCCACCCTTGATCCTTGGTACCGCAGTGCATATAAAGTTGCGTATCCGGGCGACCGACTGCGAACTTGGCAAAGGCTGCAATCGTAATGTCCATCCGTTTGCGGAACTGATTCCTGTTGGCATTCAAACAGATGAAGATGTCCTCCGACAGCCCCAGCTTCTTGCGTGCCTCCTTCTTATCCATGGGATAAAAGAGATCCGTATCCAAACCATGTGGAATTACAGTGACCGGCTTGGTGATACCCGCCTTAAAGAATTCGTATGCACCAAATTCCGTAAATGCAATCAACGCATCCCATTCATTGATGTGTGCATCGATGCCACCAATCCAGTTGTAGCTATCCATCGTGAGGTAGCCACAGAACTTAAACTTCTTCTGCTGGTGCAGATCTTGAATACGCCTGTACTGTTCACTAACGATCCAAGGATCATTCAAGCTGAACACAATATCCGGCTGTTCTTTCTCAACAATCTCCCGAATGCGATCCTCACCAAAGGGCGCCTGCTGGAATCGGTTGGACGCAGGATACATCTTGAAATCTTTCTGCTCATCCGTTGGATCTCCATGCCAATTACATGCGAGCACCACAATTTCAAAGTCATCCTTCAGTCGCGGCAGTACCGCACCACTGACACGGCCGAAACCGGTCATTGCTGCAAAGTCAGCAACCCAAAGAATCTTAGTTTTTTTAGCCATTTAAGACGGATTATCTCGTTTTACTATACTCAATTCGACGGAGTAGTCGACCGTACCAACTCTTTTTGCTCTACAGTTTTAGCTTTCAACTTCTTCTTGAGAAATTCTGCCGCCCGATGCGTCTGCGTGGTATCGCCACAAGTATAAAGATCGATTGCACAATACCCAATCTCGGGCCACGAATGAATTGATGCGTGGGATTCAGCCAGCAGTGCCAATAGTGTGACACCTTGCGGCTTAAACTTCTCGCCAATAATGCGCAGGATAGTTGCTTTGGCCATTACCAAAGAAGCCTCAAGCAATCGTTGAAGCTCCTGGTAATCATCCAAAATCTCTGGATCACAATCGTATAGATCCAGTATCAGATGCCGGCCATTTCCCACTACATTGTTGCATCATTCTCTATTGTCTCACCAGTAGGTACAAAAAGCTCAGGGTATTGATCCTTATAACGGTCAGGGTTTGCTGCAAATTCCACAACCGAAGGCAGCTGTAAGTACCTGTCAATATTCGACTCCTTGATGGCAATGTTAAAGACCTGCATACCAGACGCCGCCTTCTTGGAGTAGACGTTCAGTTTGAGCTGGTGCCTGCAAATGTCCAAGAACAAGGGCTCAAACCTGCCGCGTGACATGATGCCCACGTTGCAGTTGCGACAGAACTCCGCATAGCTGGCATACAACCAACGCGTATTGTCCTTGTAATAGCCGCCAGTTCCATTTGGATTCTGCTGACAGAAGCCAACGTGCGTCATCACATTCGGCTGGAACACCAACTTGTGATCCATCCAATCCAACAGTGGATTAGAACGCAGGCTTTGCTGCTTCTCATACTTACGAAAGAAATCAATCTTCTTACCGGTTTCCATGAGACAAGCACGCATGTCATCCTCAGTCATATCCAACAACCAGTTTACCAACCCTGGCAACAAGGGAGCGAACACACCCTGGGGGACACCCTTGGAATCGAACTTAATCAGTTCCTTTTGTTCTGCCTGACCGCCCTCAAACGGACGGTCGAACGGAATAGTAAGGCGGCGACGCGCAAGGCCAGAAGTGTAATCAGTTGATTGAATAGCTTCATTAGCTGTAATCATCACAACTCCATGATACTGAAACGGATCTTGACCTTCGCTTTGATACTTGCGTTCACTACGGATCCAATCATTACCGGTAATTGCCTTCAGCTTTGATACCGATCCACCCCACCTATCAGCATCCTGGAACAGCAGAAGCTTCTTGCCCATGTAGCTTGCAGCTTCAAACCTGTTCTTCTCCAGATTCTCAAAGTCTGTTGAGTAGGTGTTTTGCTTACCAACCAATGCCACAGCCAGGTTTGCATAGGTCGACTTACCGGACTTACCAGGGCCAACAATCTCCACAAACTTCTGGATCTCATAGCGCCCCAGTAGCGTGGCACGCAACCATGCACGTAACACCTGAACACGTTCCCAGCTACCGTGCTGCACATGCTTCAGCCACTTAATGATGTCTTCACACCCAGCCGCTGGATCATACCGATAAGGCATTTGCTGGGTCAGGTGCATCCCCCGATTGAATGGAAGCAACTCCTTCTTCTCGATATCCAGCACCCCATTGGTAAACAACAGGTAGTTGGAACCGTCATACCAATCATCAAACACCAACACCGCCTGGAGCTGCAGGTAGATGTCATTCATCAGATTAGAAGTGAATCCACCGGGAAGGTGCAGTACTTGCAGCTTTTCCCGAATGTCACCCATCATTTCGATCTTCGTGAGAGGCGACCAAAGCCCATCACTTTCTTTAGCATAAATAAAGAATTGACCGTGGGCTTGACTAAAGCGCAGATCTCCGTTATATGTTGAGCGCAAATGATCTACGATTTTGCTGGATGACGGGTTCTTTGACGTTTTCTTCTCTTCTTTTGACTTCATGTTTTTTGTGTCCAGCTCCTGCGACTGCCATTGATTTGTCTGAGTGGCATCGGATGCAGCACATGGAGCGGTTACGGGAGTCATTTGAGATTCTTCCAGATCAATTTCAGCCAATAATTTTGAAGCATGCTCTAATGTCGCATCATCAACACTCAGCCCCCTATACTCCTGGGACGGCTGCCACCCCTGCTCACGAGCAACGTGAATCAGTGAGCCAATGCTGCGACCAGAGCCACGAGTAAACGACAGCCACCGCCGGTGACACTCCCCCTCCCTATACTTGTCCGACTGCTTGGACCATTCTTCCCACTGATCAAGGAGTGATTCATCGAGATTATGGAGTGATTGACCGACCGTAATCCAGATGTCATAGTCATCCGCCGCTTCTGGAGGCATGCCCCACATTGCCTCTGCGGCAAGCTTCATATCCCGGTCAAGGTCCACAACACTATTGATCGCAAAGCCTGGGCCGATAACACGCGTTGTTTCCTTTGCCGGAATACCTTGCTTGACATTCTTGTTGATGATGGCATTCAACAAGAAGTCCGGCATTTCAGGCACAGCCTTTGCCCACTCAAACCCAAGGTCTGGAGCCGTGTAGTACCCATCCGTTTCCGGATGTAACCCCATTAACACACCCTGGTGCCGCTTCCAAAGAATCTCAAGCTTTTCTTTGTCTACTGCTGCGTGCCACGTGTACTTATTCCGAACGATGTGCTTATGTTTCTCACGGCTAACCCGGTATAACCTACGCTCCCTACCTTCCTTCCCACTGAAGATTGTCAGTGTGGGCGGCATCACCTTAATGAAAGGTGCATCGGCCAACTCCTCCACCAGCTGGTACACCGATGGGCCATCAATGTCAATCCAGATGAAACCGTACGGATGGTTGTAAACAGGACCACCGAGCAGACCAATAGCCTTACACTTACCGCTTGTCAATTCATCTTCAATTTCCTTGACACTAAACGGTTTGTTCTGCCATCCAGCGACATACGGATCCTTGTTGGCACCAAGCGGAGTAAGAGGCCAATCCGCTGGGATGTAATCAAAACGAATTTCGCCGGGCCTGAGCGAGAGCTGAGAAGTATTAGTCATTCGTTAACTGATGGCATGAGTTCTACTTTAAAGTCTTTATTGGCAAATGCCTGGTCCTTCACCAAGAAAAAAGCATGAAGATGCATAGGGGTGGGCAGATAAAAACAGTCCCCATCCATCGCACTATTCATGCGATTCTGAAGACTATTCATCCACTCACCAACGGAAACGTAGATTTCCATCGGAGGGTTGTCTGGCTGTTTACTTATCCTAGGGCCACCAATCCAAGGACAACCTTACGACTTCCCAGAGTTTTGAGACTCATTAGACCCACTTATATCTCAGACAAGATCCTGGTCCTGCTGACCATACTCTTCCATTTGCGTGTAATACTCTTCAACCAGTTTGTGCCAATCCGCATGCAAAGCATTAAGAAAATTCCTGGAGATCTTAAAGACTTGTGTACGCACCGGTGTTGATACCAAGATGGCAGCCTGCTGGACCTTGATGCCAAGCGTCTGGGTAATAGCCAAGTCGTAAGCTGCGAGCTGCTTCAAAGTTTTTTTAAATTTCATGTGACCACCCAAGAGATCACGCCATTCAGGCGACCCCTTCTCCAGGTCTTTAGGCCACTTGCGACTGTAGGGTTTGACGCTGGTCTTCAAATCAGCGAGAGTAAGCTTGTTATTAACCACACCGATAATGTCGGGAGCACCAGCCCAAGCTCGCCCGTCAGGATCGCAACCCCAAACGCGAGCAACGTCATCAGCGCCAATAGTGAATTTAAACCGATCAACCACAGGCGTCTCTGCCCATAAGACTTCGTCAAACTGATCCAAAATTGACGGCATGCCTTGCCAAAAGTCTTGGTACTCATCAGCGATCTCCGGAGTTTTGTTCCCTTTTAGGTACTGCTCCATACCATAGTGAATGGCGGTCCCCCTTTCGGCAGCGGCCTCCTTAACACCTGGATTATTTTTTGACCACATTTCAAGCTTCCGTTTGTTTGCTTCGGAAGCAGTCTCAGATATGATTGTAGTTACAGACGGGGCTGGGCCAGTGGGTAACGGCGTGGTGTAATGCCTTTTGCCGTTAAGCGTAATTCTGGTTGCGGCCCTGTTTAGGTTCCGCATGAGATCCGGTTGCCTATCCTGGACCTTAATCCAAGGATCCGATAAATCTATCTTAGCAACCATTGAAGCTTTTGTATATTATCCTCAAGTTACCACACTAATTATCAAAGTGCGAATGAACGGTTTTGTGTACGCAATCTCCAGCATCCTCCTGGCTCTATTGACAGTTGTGGCCATTGATGCTTATCTGATCTTTATTGCCTCTACTCCAGGACAATGACAGGACTCGCTAAGTTCTGGTACTCAATCCGTGGATGGTACAGCTGCGCCTCCTGGATCATCATTGAAATTGTCAAGGAGTATCTCCCAGACCTAGTCTTCTGGAAGCCACCCACTCACCCAGATGATTTCACCTGGTATGCAGAGCGTGTCAACGGAAGGCTTGCCATGCTAGCAGTAACCATCATCTTAGTCACCGAGTTAACCACCAAATCTTCCATTTGGAATCTTGTCCATGTCCTGTAATCTCACCCGTTTCTACTACGACCTTGACGGCTGGCCCGTAGTGGAAGACATTGAAACCATTGAAGCCGACGCATTTGAACAAAGCTTACAGAACGAAGATATCTCTTATACTCGGGTTGATTTGTAAAACGCCATGACTAGCTGGGACGACTACTTTACCGAAGTAAAACCAAAGCTTGGCGCTAGGGCACGAGGCTTCGAAAAGATCTTTGCCTACCTGGATGAAACCACCAATCCAACCATTATTGAAACTGGCACATACCGCGAGGAGAACAACTTCACCGGAGATGGTTGTTCGACCCTCCTCTTTGACAACTACGTCAACGATCGTGGTGGCAGCGTAATCTCTATTGACATTGACCCCAAAGCCTGCGCTTTGGCTTCGGCAAACACCAGTAATCTCACCGAAGTTGTCGAGTCCGACTCAGTTGAATTCCTTGGCACGTTACAAGGAAACGTTGCACTCCTCTACCTGGATTCCTACAACATCCAAAATTGGCAAGACGACTGGGCCCCGGCTGCACATCATCTCAAGGAATTGTTTGCAGCTAAGGACATCATTCAGCATGACACCCTTATTGTCATTGATGACAACATCAAGCACGAGGGTAAGCGCCTAGGTAAAGGACGCCTGGTCTACGAACTGATGGAGTCCCTGGGCATCGAGCCATTCCTTGACGACTACCAGGTTGGCTGGGTGTGGCAGGAGCTGTAACCCCTACCTCATAGCAGTGAACGCCGTATTGCAAAAGTTGATACGGCATTTCATACTGTTTGGGTTAGTCCAAAAGACGTATGTACACCAACACGTTTATACTTAGAGGACCCCGTACTTCTGAAATGTCTTTATCCAGTCAGGTCAAAGAAGCAGTCAATCAAGCCGCCGAGCACCTTCGTGATGCGCTTGCGTTTGCCGCCAGATCTGAACATCCAATGACCATTGCAACTATCTCTGATCTTCTCGTACGTTTAGAATCAGTTGAATCCATGGATCAGATCTTAGAAAAGTTTGGTCATGGTCACAAACAAAAAGAGGACAGTCCCTTCGGATGAAGAACGGTTATACCGTTACTTCGCATGGTTGAGTCATCAAATTCCCAAGCCACCCCTTGGGTGGGAGTTGAGTATGAAACCATGTAAGTGGGCTAAAATACTGGAAGAACGCAAACAAAACAATGGCAGACAAAAAGAAACCTGACGGTTTGTACAAAAACATTCAGGACAAAAAGGAGCGTATTGCTGCGGGTTCCGGTGAGAAGATGCGGAAACCTGGTGAGAAAGGCGCACCAACTGCCAAGGCATTCAAAGATTCTGCTAAGACCGCAAAGAAAAAGAAAAAGTGATAGTGTATCGGAGAGCACTAAAGCTCCAGGGTAATAGTCGAAACCCTGACACCTTACGGTAGGGCTTGCAACAGCGGTAAGGAGAATACAATCCCGGTGTGAGTAGCCGGGATTTTTTGTGTATGATGTTTATGTTCCCGCTCTGCTTTGCATCGGGCTGGGTCGTTAGTCTATTGGTAAGGACAGGTGGACAACACACATTGAAAGTCGGTTCGATTCCGGCACGACCCTTTATACTGAAAAAGAATGCGTAGGCATTAGTGCCAACAAGTACACGCAGGTTACAAGAAAACCGGCAGAGATTCTTGGAATACAAGAAGACTCTTAAGTGCGAGCACTGCGCCCTGGAAGACTATAGAGTCCTTGAGTTTCACCATGTAGGTGACAAGGATTTAAATGTGTCAAGTATGGTCAATCACGGATACGCCTGGCGCCGTATCCAAGAAGAAATCAATAAATGCATTCCGCTGTGCTGCAATTGCCACAGGCTTGAACACTGGAGTGATTAACGGAAAAACAATCCACCTGCTTCTGAAATACCTAGTTCAGGAATGCGTAATGTGCCAAATGGAGTTGGGAATTTCCATTTACCGCCACGTTTTCTCGCTACAAAATAGAAATCGTTCAATGTGTATTTCTATTACGATTGACGGCAAATGCCAAACAGTTAAAGAATGGGCATTAGAAACAGGACTTAAACGCCAAACTATTGAACGACGCTTAAAGCTTGGCTGGTCACATTACGATGCTGTAATGCAACCAGTTATCCCAGGGCAAAAATTCAAGAAGACCTAAGTACCGCTTTAACAAACCAAGCAGCTTTAAATGCCTGGCCAACAAGATCAGCCATGTAGTTCTGGATGTCAATTGCCCCAACCTTTTGTGCTACAGGCTCAAGCTTCTTGGCTTTCATGCCCAGCTCCTCAAGGTTCTTGTAGTACACGCCAAGCATGTCAGCGCCCTTGTAGGAAGTCACTGCCTGCATGGGAGGAGCAGCATCTTTAAGACCACAGCCACACATTGGCATCAGGTAGTCCATGCTGCGAACAAACTCAGCAAGGGTATCAAACTGTTCTAGGTGAGCCTCGTATTGATCCTTCAGGAATGCGTGGACCCCAAGGAAGTTTGATCCCTCGTAGTTGAGATGAATCAAATGTGATTGAGTCTCAAGTTCCTTGAGGTAAGCGCAAAGTGAAATGCACTGCTGGATGAATGCACCCACATCACCACCAGCCTTGGATTTAGCGGGAGCCTTAGGCTTGTCCTGGGGCCGAGGAACAGGTTGTGCCTGAGGAGTTTCCGCAGCCTGGTACTGTTGAGGGGCAGGAGTATACATGGTTACTTATCAATAGTTCTAGTTTATCAGCCGTCAATACCTCAACGGCTTATCTTGAGATTTCTTCCCAATCCAATGCAGCATGCACAGTTGATGTGTTTGCACTAGCAGCCAAAACAAGTGACAACTCATAAGGAGTACCAGTTAAACCATTACGCTCTAACTGAAATTTAAACAATGCTTCTTTCAAGATGTCGATTGTAGTACTGGATTGGTTGCTGCCAGCAAAATATCCTTGAGCAAGAACGCGTCCGCCCGTAGTTGCAGTACCAGTTAAGTTGTATTCCACGGCAGAGTCAGCACCTGCACTTACCCAAGTACCAGCAGTAGTGGTTGCACTGGCTACCACGCGCCACACATAGTTTGCAGTACCTGCTGCCGACATAATTGAGATGGCGGTCAAGATGACAATTGCATCAAGCGCCGTTGTTTTTAACCGCAGCGAAATCACTGGATAAAATGTGCCAGCCGTAGTCAGACTATAAGGTGCAGTAATTGTAGTGCCAATGGCTTGCTGGAGGCCACGTAACTCATAGCCACCTTCTGAAATAACACTTGAACAAATTTGTTTCAGTGTACTGCTACTTGCAGTAGCAGCAGTATTTCTAATTTCATAACGTAAAGGTAACGATGCGGTTGTGATGTAAGTAGATGTAATTAAGTTGGCATGATGGAATGAATGACAATGAATTAACTTACCGTCAATAACAAAACCTACCCGTACAGTACCAAGACCCAGCCACTCAATATCCATGAACAGGATTTGAGCTTTAGTTAGGTCAAGCGTAATACCAGATACGCCTGTACCATCAAGCTTGTCAATATTCCAATTCGATTGAGCAACTCTGGTTTCAGTTACAGAACCAGTTACAAGACTGCGCTCAACAAATGTTGCCGCACTGGTCCCATCTTTTTCTATATAGATGCCATTGTCGGCGCCGTAGTAGCCAACCCGTTGACGCAACCCAGTCTTGAATGCGTTCATCACAAAGGTTGACATCACCAACAAGGACTTGCCTGGTTGATACGCAAACACCTTTGTTGTTTCCCTGATGATTTCAGAGCCAGATGTTGTTGTGACGTTGAGGTCTACAAGTCCAGCATTAGCGTTAAATGCTGTAGTGCCACCGACACCACTGGTTGTAGTCCACAGACCATTATCTTTATAACGATGGCTGGAATCAAACAGTGTTAAGGGTGTGGAAGAACGCAATCGACCAAAGGCATCAGAAGCAACGCCTGCAGGCTGGATGTTAACCACCCCACTGGACGTACTGGTTACTTCAATTGGCTGACCACTTGCAGTGGTTACGACAATTCCAGAACCGTAATCTGCATATCCCGAAGTTCCATCACCATAATCATTGATATAACGGATAATCATTTTGCCATAAGACTTTTTCTTATTGTAGTTCTTCTTGCCTCCACTCAGCACGCAAGTGGCCGTAGTCCCGTGGCTCAGTAACGCTTACATCAGTTGCACCACACACACCACAAGTTCCCATGTGATTTGTAGAGTAATTGTCAGGTCCAATATAAGTCCCGTTCTTATACCAGGCACCGTGCTTTACGCCGCACTTGTGGCATATCCAATTCGGATAATTGACTCGCTTTTGTTTCTTCATTGCCTTCAATAAGATCAACTAATGTTTTGCACTTAAGGTAATCATCTTGTGCACTCTTGGCTACATTTGTAGCTGCAATCAAGAATGCTTTGTAGAACTGTTCAGCACTTAGTTCATGTGCAAATTCACAAAGCGTGTCACTAAAGTGTTCGATTGCTTTCTGTAGATAGATGTTGTCATCTACCTCGGTAGGTTCAATATCAACCTCGGCAAGTTCTTTGTAAAACGAACGCCAGTCGGGCATCTCATGCGTAGCCTTGGAGGTGTCGTGCAAATTTTCGCGTGAGTCCTTAGACATTAACGGTTCATCCATGGAAGCAACAACGGCGTGAGTGCGGTACCACTTTTGCCATTCCTTGATGGCATTGATGGGTTCGTGGGGATGGTCCATAAAAGAAAAAGCACACCCGCATTGTGATGTGCTTTGAAGCAGCTGTGTTCAATATAAAGCTTAAGATATAACTACCATGGGTTCTGTGTCAAGCGCAACCGCTGGCAGCAAACCAGCTTCGTATTGACGCACTGCTTCCACCATCTGGAAGTACTTCTCCCGGCAGTACGGACCTGCCTCATTCAGGCAGAAGGCTTCCCACAGGCCGGTGTAGAGGCCGTGCATAGGATGCTGTGGGTGCTGGCGTCCAGAGCACTCATACATGTGCTCAGTAAAGTCCGCTTTCTTTTGCTCAGCAATAACATTCCAGTTGCGGAGTTGTTCCTTGAGCCAAGGCGTATCAAAAGCCCCAGCAGTTTTAAGTTTGATTGCGAGGTCGTCAGTCATTGGAATCCAGTGCGGTAATGGAAGTGAATACAGAAGACACAGTGGGGCTTGCTTCGTAGAGGAGATCATCAATCTCATCCTGGAGCGCAATCGCAATATCCTGCGGCGTTTTACCACCGAAGGAGTCATACTCCACTTCAATGTCAATTGCAAATGACACCGTTAGTTTTGGCACAGTAACTGGTTCCATCAATAACTGGAAGGACCCAGTCACTATATCAGTTATTTAGAAGTCGTTCCAGTGAATGGGCTTGATGTTGCTGGTAGTAACCAAGACGTTCTTGGATTACGTTGTAGTAATTGATAGAAGCGTCTACCATTTCTTCGGCATTCATAGAAGCAGCTAGGTTTTCATTTGATAACATTGCAGCGGTTAAAACAAGAACACCATGCTCAAGCTTTGAACCGATGGTGGCTGACAATGGAGTTCCATCTTGAGTAAAACCAGCGATTAATTTATTTAAAGCAGCATCTCCGTTCATTGTTTTTTAATGCTTGCAAAGCGTCTTCTTTAGTTTCATAATAACCCAAATGAACTTGTCGGTTTGTGCTTGTTTGTTTTGTATAGGCCTTCCATTTGTTTTTGCTTTTAACGCTAGGGCAATAACAAACCATATTGCCTTTTTGATTTTCTAAATTTTTATCTCTGCTTACTTGACGTAAATTTTCAATTCGATTATCTGCTCTATTGCGGTTGATGTGATCAATCTCTTGATTTTCATCAAGACTATTTCCATGCCAAACCCAAACAATACGGTGAATTAAATAAATAGATTTATTATACTTAACACGCGCGTAACCATTTGCTCCTTTATCTGTTCCAGCTTTATCTCCAATAGAAACAGCCATACATGGTTTTATTTTCCAATAAAGGCACCCGTCAACATAATCAAATACTTGACGCAATTTTTCTGTTGACGGGTACTTTTTCATTGTTGTTTATTTACCACATTTAGCCAAGTAATACCAATAAGCATTCATAGCATTTTGATGGAACCTCTTACCAAGGAGCAACTTAAGTTTCTTTTGGTCTAATTCATCCGCACGTGTTTCGTTGTACGGCAGTACCTGGTCCTGATCTTTGAGCATATCAATCTCAAGATCATTCATTTCCAGCTGAAGATCAAAGTCTTTCACTGCGTGTTGATGGCAGTTCATTTTGATCTTGGCATCATCTACATTGGATGGCGCTTCAATCTTCAGGTAGAAATTGTCCTGGATACTCGGATGCTTGTAGTTCCACACGTGGTTCGACATAGATTCGCTTAGAACGGATGCTGTACTCTTGGCAGACCTTGACCCCACTTGGTAGAAGTTGTCCGGCTTGGTAGGCGTCGCGGATGGCATCGAGGTTTGGGAGTACTTTAGTTTTGGTGGCAGGTTCTGTTCTTGTAGAAAGAACTTCTCCTGACATTGAACGTAGCACAATTTCTTTAGTTGTGGTGACTTGTTCTTCGATGCAATAGAGTTGCCTGTGTTCAGGACTCCAAACGTCTGGATCCGACGAGACTTCAACCGTTAACTCCCTCTTCTTTACAAGTGTGAACTGATAGTTGCGGCCAGTGATTTTGTTGGTATCAAATGGCAATGACCGCTTCAACCAGTTTAACAACCCCTTGAGGGACCGCAGCTGAGATTCGTGGTGACGCTTAGCTTGCGTAATGAGTTCAGTTTCTTTCTTGATACGTTCCAAGGCGTCGTCGTGCGCCGCCATGGCGTAATAGATACGATCAACCTTTTCAGACCGTAGGTTGGCGCAACTTTCAAGCTCTGCTTTTGCCAAGTCCTGGGACTCAGGAGTAAGTAGAGGCAGTGATTTTTCAAGAGCATTGTAGTGCTCGTAGAGTTTGATGACACTAAGCTCGTTGAGTTTAGTTGATGTGATTTGAGTCATGCTTCAAAAGAATGTGTTTGATGTTGGCTTCAACATTTTTAAGCGCACGCCAGTCACCAGTGGTACCTGATGTTACAAGCGTGGCACCAGACGGATGCTTGAAAATCAGATGTTTCTTTTTCCTGATCAGAATAAAGTCGTAGGTTTTAGCTAGTGCAATGATTTGTTTTGTTGCATCGTGTTTAGTCATGCCCAACTATGTTGAACCTTGTTAATCAAATAGGTCAGCGCCATGCCTGCCGCTGCCCACAACAAATCTTTAACAACGGGAAGAACAATGCCAAGGATGGATTCAAACATGAGTTGATTAGTGGATTTGGTTAAGGTCAGTTTAACGTCATGACCAGGACGCATCGTCACTTCTCTGTATGAATTAACACAGAGATGCTATCGGTAAGCGCTTGCACTTTCTCTTTAACAGTTTTAATCTCAAGCATCATATCCTCACGGGAGATAAACATCTTGGGACCATAGGGATCATCCTTGCCTTCAGGATCAACAATGTCCCGTGCTTCTGCTTCAGCAGCATAGACACATTCCTGGAACATCTCCCAGGCAATCTTCTCATCCATGATGGTCTGCGTCCCTGGATGAAATGTTGTTAATAGTTTGCCTAAGAACTGGGCCTTCTTCTGGAAGATCTCAATGAATTGATCTTCAGGTAACCCACATGAATCAAGTTTCATTGTCGTTTAGTGCGTCAGATACAGCAAGAGTAAGCGCATCAAAAATAAATTGTTTTTGTTTTTCTTCACCCCATGACATCCATTGTTCTAGTGAGCAGTCGTTTTCATCCCACTCAATGACAATTGTACCGGAACCATCAGGCTCTTCTTTGTATTCAATTTGTAGGTTGTTGACCCAAGAATTGTTCGACATGACTGGTTAATACATGTTCAGCATAGGTTTCAGAATCCATCTTTATCTCGGCACCAATTTTTACAAGTGCCCAATGTGTATCATCGTCAAACTCAAGATGATAACTGTGTTTACCATTAGACAAGATCATGATTTCTTGACGGCCTCCTTGAGTTGTGGGAGTGAAATTCCAGGGAATGGAATGTAACCCGCCTCCATCATATTGAAGAACAGGTCCCATGCATCGTTCTGTGTCAGGACCTCTTGTGGTTTGTAGGTACGCCAGTGGCTAAGCGGTGCTTGCGCACCTGACTTGGTGTGAAGCAATACGAAACGTCCATCATTGTTGGAGTCAACAGGAGGTGCGTACCACCAAGCCACGCACTTGTCAGACACACCACTATGTGCAGCATTGCGAATCTCAGTACGTTTGCAAAGCAGTTCCCTGTATTTCTGAAACCAAGTCAGGTGAATACACCACGGTTTAAATCCCTGGATCTCTTCTTGGAAAGCAGATAGGTTGTTGAGCTGACGTTGAAACGACCCACACGAGCAACTAGGTTCATTAAGCACCTGCTGTTGTTCTTTGTCGTTGTCCAACTCAGAGTCCATATCAAACGGCCGATTCGAAAACCGAAATCCGTCTGGCGCCACCAAATGGCCCAGGTCCGTTTGGTCAGACTGAAGCAACGTGGTGAGTTTAACGGCATCTGATAAGTGTATAAACTTGTCTGCCCAGTGGGCTTGGAGTTTTGCATGGGATGTTGTGTGTCCAAGGGCGTGAGTGTAGGTCCATCCTTTAAACAATACGTAAGCATTGTTACGCCATACACTAGGGCCACGGTAATGAGGGCCAAGGTACGAGAAGAAATCTTTTAGACGGTGAGTATAGGAGCTAAACGCAGTCTTAATCAACTGCCTGTCATAAGTCTGCTCACTACCATCGCGACGCACAACAATACAATTGTCGCCTCGCACACCAATGCCAGCAATCTCGGAGTCATCAAAATCCTGGTAAGCACGACGGATGTTAGTACGAGTGTAAATGCTGGCTTGTGCAGCGTTGAGTTCAAGAACAGTTCGAGTAGTCATGGTTGAGTTGAGGGTTGAGTTAGACATGCCAAGAATCTTCTTCTTGGATGTTGGAGTCAGTGCGGCTCTGGACTAGGCGGTGAGCTTGTTTGCTCATGCGGTAGGTCCCGTATGCTAGTGCAGCCCAGGCAACGGGAGTGCTGCCGACCGCAATGATAGCAGCACCAACCAATGCCGTGGTGCTACCCGCAATGATAGCAGCCGCATCAGCCTTGTGCATTGTGTGCTCCTTAATACATTGTGAAGGTTGACGTTGCATTTAACTATGGAAGTACAATTGATTTGTAACAACTGAATACCTATGGAAGAAATTCAGTACGTACCCCTGAACAAGTTTCAGATTGAACCATCGCTTGACGATAAGTTCTGGCTAGAAAAAATCAAACGTTCAATTCAAGACTGTAACTCCGTAAGTGAGTTAAAAGAAATGGCGACCTTGCTTGCGCAGATCGCCACTAATCGTCAAGGTTGTATCCGAGGGTTAGTCCAGGATATGTTCATCTTCAATAATGTTTCCATTAATCAAGATGACCTGGCTAACCCTAAGGTTGAACCTACATCAAAGTGAAGAGTCTTCCCCTGTCAACTCATCGCGAGAAGGCAGGGCTTTGACATCTACTGGATCCATGGTGCGGGACACAGGCAGAATCTCAACACCTTCCTTAATGCCATAGGCACCACCGAGTTTGTCTGAGTCCTGTTTGGCATGGACGTTGATGTAGTCCTGGAACATCTCTTGATACTTCCAGGTTGATTCCCGATCTTCATCAGGAATTGACAGACGATTCAAAGATTCGACTGCATCTTCCTGGGAGCTGTAATCAGGAATGTCAAAGGATTCAATGGCGCAGATCTCAACGTTGTTGGCACCGCGCATTTCATTTGCCAGCACAGGGCAGAACACCGTAGTGGCATAGAACTTTTCATTGAATGCCAGAGGCACCTCAGAGTCCAGTGCTTTGCTCAAGCACTTAGACATTTCCTTTTCATACAGACGGATCTTCTCAGAAACGTCAGTACCATTCAAGCCTTTCAGCGTCAGCATCATAGGGATCTTATGGGCACGCTTGTTGTCCTGGGTCAGCACATACACCAGGTATTTGGTACGCACGCTGTACCTGCGCTTGTACATTTCACCTTTGCTGTTGGCAAGATCAGATGCAATCTTGTCAGCCTCAAACAGTTCTTTGACATTCGGATTGTCAAACGAACCAATCACCTGGCGCATCCCAGAAGTTTCTTCAACCATCAGGGGAGAACGCAACAGCACTTGAAGGCGAGGCTCAATGAAGTTCAACCCTTCTTCAATTGAAGTGTTGGGAGCCATGCCAAAGGTTTGCTTGTAGTTCCAGATGACTGAACCTTTGGCAAACTGATCTTCAGTTGCGGTCCAACCGCAGGTGTCAAGGTCAGACTTACGCACAAACCAACCACGAGTCTTGGACTTGTTCAGTGGTTGGATAGTGACCAGGTTCTGGTAACCCGATACAAATTCTTTGGACTGGAACATCTTAAAAGATTCCAGACCGCGTGTAGCAAGAGCAGAAGTTTTCTTCGTAGCCATTGTGTTGATGTCCTTCAAAGACGGAAGTTGGGTCATGGTCAGTTCGTAGTAAACGATGGATGCTTTTAACGCCATCCCAAGGCGTGACTCAGTCTACGTCAAAAGGCAGCCGAGCTTTTTCTTTGTCAAGATTCTTCAAGTAATCGTCGTGTTCATCAACGATTTCTTGCATGGCCTCATGAATACTTTCACGGGCATACCCCATTGCCAAAAGAAACTGAATGAAGTGCGCCATCACCTCATCCGTAGTAACAGCTTGGGACTCAAATGAAATACTTAAATCTTCATCCGAGTGGGAAAACCGAATCGTCATCAGAAAGGAATCTCGTCGAGGTTGGGGGCTTGTCCGTATTGACCAGGAATCTCAGGCAGACCGCCACCTGATGTTTGGTTCCAAGGATCGTTGTTCTCCTCAGCGGTGCGGCCACCCCAGAGGGATGTTACCTCACCTGCCGATGCCACAGTTGTTTGCGGTGCTACAGGCTTAGGCGCACTACCGTCTGCCCCCTTGGGAGCCAAGGTCATATTGACCAGTTGAAGTTTGGAGATGTTACGAATCTCCTGGGTATTGGCATCTTTAAAACGATCAGTAACCAATCGCCCATGGATCGTAATGCCCGTGCCTTTCCTGGTGGAGTTCACCAGAAGTTCGGCTTGATTAAACTTGTCTGTTGCATTGTTGATTGCATAGAAGTTAAACAGATCTGCCTGACCCTTACCTGTATTAACCGAGATACTTTGATTGGCAATCATCAAACCATCAGCGGTTGTTTTAAATGCACGTGCATCAGACTGATCAATGTCTTTAACACAACGGCCAGTCAATACAATTGAGTTGAGGATTGGGAATGTATCCGTAACCTCTGCAACAACTCCTCCATGTAGCGAATACGTTTTGGATTCGAGATCATAACGTAGCTTGGCGCCGTGAATGTAGATGAGGTTTCCTTTATGCAGCCGCTGGAAACGCTCGGATTGTTTTCCGTAGATGTTGTATTCAATTGTGGTAGGTGCTTTGTTTCCAACGGGAGGAAGGATGACGGAGCAACGAATTGCAGTTGAGGATGCGCTGGTAAAAACTTCGCGTGGGTTTTCACCCAACTGTGCGCAGATGCAACAAAAGTTCATGGGATCAAAAGGATAGTGTTACAGCAGTTTAGCGTCATGCTTGGGACGTGGAACCAAATACCCTGCGAGCTTCTCCAAGAACTGTTATGTACTTGCTGTTTAATTCTTCGTCGTTCCAGCAAGAACTATCAAACATTGAACAAAAGAAATGATCAGCAGCCAAGTACAAGTCTTTAGCCAGAAGCTCGTAATCAACTTGAGGGTCCATGGTAATCAATGGGTTTCAGACCAGTTGGATCCTACACGAGAGTCGCCTTCAATCAAACACCTGAACCCAAAGAATTCCTGTGCTTGTGGGAACGCAGCCATCGCCTGCTCTTGGATCTTTAAGATGTGTTCCGGTTTGGCAGCCAACTGAACTTCATCATGGATCATCAGCATTTGTTCCCAGTCTTCTCCATACACCAGGCCTAAATTATTGGTGATGTTGTTTTGAATTGTAATAACAACTTGCTTCATAAGGATTGCACCTGCTGATTGCAACAACACATTCAATCCTTTAAACGCTGAACGACAATACAAATGCCGACCATCAAGCCCAATCAAATACGTGCGTTCTGCAAGTGTATTTTCAATTTGTTCTTTAAGGTGACGCAATGCAGGTACACCTTTCATGAATGAATTGATTGCAGTCCTTCCTAGTTGACGCAGAACTGTTTCATCTTTTTCATTCGGATCCACAATCGTACCAGCCTTTAGTGCACCAGCTCCATACAACAATCCATAAAGCAAACGCTTAGAAATATCCCTGGTAGCCACACCAAATAGTTCCTGGTTGATTGTATGGATATCTGATTCAGGATTAACAACAAGCTTGGCGTACTCACCGCCATCCCAAATGGCTAGATATCCAGCAAGACAACGCAGCTCTAACGCTTTGGCATCGATACCAAGTAGCTGCCAACCCATAGGAGCATGGAAAAAAGAACGGCATTCTTTACCGTAAGGTGAGTAACCAGCAGGGACTTGACCCATGTTTGGGTTGCGATGAGCGCAGCGGCCAGTGATACAACCATTAGTAACAACATCACCATGCATGCGACCAGTGTCGTTATTAACCAACTTGTTCCAAGCGTTGTTGCCATCTACGATTTGCCCCAGACGTTTTTTGACCAGCATGTATTGAGCTAGTACTTGGGCCTCTGGGTATGGAAGTGATTCAAGTACATCGTCATCAAGAATACAATTGCCTTTCTCAGTTGTTTTTTCAGGAGTCCATCCGTACTTTTCTTGTAGACGATTAACAATTTGCTTACGAGAGCCAGGGTTAAATTCTTCATAGTGAATCTTTACAAATGGTTCACCCTTGATATAACCCCTGGTTTTGTTGTTGACCTTTGGAATGAATACTGTTTCATGTTTGATTGGTGGAAAGATTTCTTTTAGCTTTGCCTCGATGTTTTGTTGCTTTGTGCGTAGTTCATCCACAAGATCAAGAGATGCATCAACATCAAAAGGAATACCTGATCTAATTTGTCGGTTAATCGCGATAGCAAAGTCATGCTCAAGTTTGAGCGCTGATTGCGGATAGTATTCGTCTGCGATCTTTTGCCAAAGCCTGGTAGTAATGACAACGTCCTGGACACAGTACTCCAGCATTTCCTCAGAGTATTGCGAGAAGTCTTTGAAGTTGATTTTGTTATCGGCCAGGCGCCATCCCCAGGCCTTAAGAGAAGCTGATCCCCGCAGTTTCGATGGAACTTGCGGATATTGTTCTGTGTCAAGGTCATTGAGTAATTCCTTTGGCCAGATCAATCGAGTGCATACAAGTGTGTCGATGACTCTGGCACTGTATGTGAAAGAAGGATAAAGCTTTGTTAGTACAGGGATGTCATAGAAGATTACATTGTGACCAAGGAGTACATCAGCGGTTGCCAAATGAGCAAGAGCATCAGTAATACGATCAGGCCCGTAAGTAAAAGTTTGTTTTCTATTGATGTCATAGATAACAATGCAATGAACAACAGTGGCTTGATCGTACAACCCGTCCGTCTCACAATCGAATACAAGCCAAGTATCACTTGCGGAACTGGGCTTCATCGTAAACGTCGAGTTCTTGACGGGCGAGCTGGTCATCATTCTTGTTAATCCAATTTAAAATTTGTTGCGCACCCGCACGATACGGATGCGAAAAAATTTTGGTAAGAGCTACGTCAGAGTCTAATGGAACCAACTGAAAAGAGTTAGTTTTGTTGCATGCATGTACCGCATGCGGTGCTCCTGATTTCCAAGAGACAATGACGTAGCTCATCTGAACAAGAAGATAACTGTCAGATGTTATCAGACCTATTTGTCAATGCAAGATATTCAGGATATCTTCTGCATTGATTTACCGTACCCAACAAACTTCCCATCCTTCTTGCGTTGAGACAACGCTTGGGATGCAGGAGTACCAGCCCTCTGGGACCCATGAACCAAGAGTGCGAATGGCTTATCACCAAGGCAGTGGCTATCGTCGTGATCGATCTCAAGTCCACGCTCTGCTGCTTCCTCTTCCGTGTACACCACATACGCAATGCGTGTGTAAACGTCTGGATACTTGGGCAGCATGTAATCCAACGTACCACCGTAAGATGCGGTGAGATAAAAGTTGGATGGTATCAGATCTTTAAGGTTGTACCACATCCCAAGAGACTTGGTATAGGCATAGAACTTTTGCTTAGGGCGTTGCTTGGCAACCATCAGCCATGCCTTGAGATAGTTCTCAGTCCAGAAATCTCCTGACTCGTGGACACGCACCAGTTCTTTTGGTGGTTGCATACTGAGCGACATGTCAATTAGATCACGCAACAACAACGCTTGGTTTCCATTGCCATACATAACACCACGCAACAGATCCCAGTTGTGCCAGCGTGCCTCCCGTACGTTTGGCCTAACTTCTGCCATGGCAGCAAAGCAGCGGAACTCATCTGCTGTTGTGCCATTGTGTTGTGGTAGATCAATGATGGAACCAGTGGCACGATCGGCCATGGTCTTACACACACCTGCGTGAGGGCAGGCGTATCCCGCTGGCAGCGAGAAGATCAAACGATTCTTGAGCTTGCCGTTGCCGGTAGAAAACTTGAGAAGTTTCATGGTAGTTGAGTTGAGTTGACTAGCAGTTTAACGTCATGCTTAGGACGTGTATGATTATATGGGGTGTAGCAGAGCAGCGTCAACCCCGAGGGAGTCAGGGTTTCTGCTGCTTCCCCTGGCTAGCAAGCGAATGACCTTGCGGCTTGATCACCGTGAGGTCACACCCTCCAGCTCGGCGGCGAGAGAAAGGATGTCGCCAGTAAAAATGACGGAAATTTTGCCGTGTTCTTCAGTGCAGACGGACTCGCTTTTTTGATCCGCAGCAGCTCGCAGGGCAGCGGCTACACCAAACCTAAAACGTTGGTGAGTGGCGTCAGACCACGCATTAGTTGCGAAAGCATTAGCGGCACTCAGCACCGCCTGTGCGGCGGGGGAGAGAAGTTCAGTCATCGAGTTGCTCCAGGGCGCGGCGGATGATCAAGCAGCGCTCGTTATGTTGTCCTTGGTCAAGGTGCAGCAATGCCGTTAGCGCCTGCTCCTTCAAGTTTGGTTTAGGGCGACGGGCATCTCTTAAATATGAACCTGGATGAAGATCGCCATTGTTGTCCCATACAACAGGAGCATCACCAAGCCACTCCACACACGCCTCCAGCTCCTGGTCGGCGCCTGCTTGAAACGCCTGGATTAACAGAACATCAGGATGTTCTTCTTCATCGAACCATTTGTCTTCCCACTTCTTTAGTTGATCAGAAGGTGGGATGGCAGGGTGTGGATTAATGACAAATAACTTGTCACCATTAATTTGATTAGTCATTCTTCATCCTCCAGATTGTTTTCAGCCCAGTCACCAAGAGTTGCTTTCAATGCTTGGTACTCACCCCAGCTAAATGACATACGCTGTTCACCAGCGCTGGTGCTGAGGTGTACATCAAAGCCTTCACCGTTGTACCATTCGGTTACTTCAATGAAGTCATCTGGTTTAGCAAAGTGATCATACTTTGCCAAATAATTAAAACGTGCGTTGCGTTGGTATTTGTTTGGTGTCATTTGTGTTACACAGTGAACAACATGGTGTGCATCAATTGAAGTAAACTTCAGTAACAACAGATACAGAATAATGGATCAAGCACTGCTTGTGTACCTGGCAAACCAAAAGAAAAAACAAACACGCAAGGATGTAGAGTCCAAACGTGCCATCAAAGAATTAAAAAAACAACCTGCTGAAGTTGTTGTCTGATTCAACAGGCTGACCAAAAGAATCTTCAGGTAATCCCTGGATCTCCTGAGAACACAGCTTCTCCAATGACTGGGAATTGTGCGCAGAAGATTCGTTTGATTTCTTCTGCGATTTGTTTGTGTTCTGCTTGGGTTCCATTGGAAGTTCTTAGCTGCAGGTAATGTATCCACGAACGGAGCGAACCGTTCATGTAAATCTTAGTCTGCGTACCCATCGGCAAGATGTTCCTGGCGCACTCTTTGGCAATGCCCTGACTTACCATCTCACGATAGAGATGCTCAGTATCCTCAAAGAGTTGACTGATGCGCCGATAGAAGTTGGCAACATCTTCCGATGTCAAGTCATCGATACTATTTTGTCTGTTGCTGTGGTCTTGACGACGCAGGTGTGGGATAACAGCTGAGCCAAGCTCATTGATATCAGCGTAGCGCTGACTGAATTCTTGAAAGCTAAACGAACGATGGCGAATAATCTGTGCAGATATTGCACGTGTTGTGTTGATTTCAACACACATGTTAGCCATTTCATATGGACTCCAATGTTGGTGCGTAATTAAATAGCGCAACAACTTAGGTGCTGTATCCATATTCCCTTGGTTCTTTGGAGCTGACACCCGAGCCATGCGTGTGATCAACTCTTCGGCTTGAGGCGTGACCCAAACAAGTGATACGTTCATGGTCATTCCCCAGGCACAATGATTTGTTTTGTCAATGTAGCAAGCTGATCAATGGGACAGATCCTACACCTTGCATGTTTCATTGGGGACTTGAGGTGATCCCATTGCACAAGCAACATGTTCATGCGCTTACCACTTTTGTTTAGCTGTGTGTCATAGCCAACGATAGTGCCATACCTTTGAGACCTATTACGTTTAACAATCTCCTCAGCTTCTTTACTTACAGCAAACAACCCATGTGACTTGGGACGTTCGGCAACACGATCACCAATGTTGAAGTCGTACTTGGCACTGGTCATTTAATGTGGCTCCATGATTTGTGGTTGACAATGCGTGACACGTAAGAAGAACTTGTCCCGTATTTAATTGCGATGGATACCAAGGTTGTGCCTTGTTGGTAGAGAGTGCGCATCATACGGATGTCCTTCTCTTGAAACACTGCACAACCATGGGACTCACCACGCGTTATGTTACGTGTTCTTGGTGTGCCAGGCGGGGGACCGGGCTTACGTTCTTCATAGTATTCAACAGTTCGAAACTTTAAATTGCAATCAAGACATCGGCAGTAACGCTTAGTGAATGTATCAAAGTGATCAGTGCAAGTAACACGTGTGTTCTTGCTATTACATTGACGACACTTCATTAATGCAACCTAAGTAACAGCGGTAGTAACTTAACAAAGATTACTTTCACACTTAGTTCAACCGCTGCGCCGAGGGCGAGCAGCAGGGCGAGGGTGAGCAGGGCGTCAGCCATCGGCACCCTCCACCCCAGGCACCGGCTCGATGGTTGTTACGCAGTGCCGCTCAATGATCAACTTGTGGGGGCCATCTTGCGAGTAGGTCTGCAGGTAGCGATTGCCTTCTCGTTGAACATCCTCCAAGCTGTTGGCTGACCCACCAGCCTGCCACTCACCCTCGGCATCATGCAGTTCCCAGGCGTAGTGAATGTCCTCCTGCTTAGGCACCGGCTCGATGGCGGGGCGGCCCCAGCGGGCTAAGACGGCGCGGGCGAAGTCCAACTCTCTTTTGTACTCTTCGACTTGGTAACAATATCTTGCTACTCGGTAGATGCGCAACAGCTCCTCATCACTCGGCCCCTGCGGCTCGGGCTGGGCCAGTGCGGCGCGGGCGCGGGTGATGACCGAAGGCTCGGGTGATGAACACCCCACTTCATCGGCCACTGCTCGCCGCAAAGCCTGTATTTCGCTCAACAGCTCAGCGCACAGCGCACGAAAGTCAGTCATTGAGGGCCTCCAGCTCGGCGGCGATGGCAAGGAATTGGCGGCGAATGTCGCCATGGACGGTGGCGGTCCACGCTTCCTCATAAGTGCGACCACCTTCAACGATCATCGGAGGCTCCGGCACCACCTGATCAGCAGCGGCGCGGAGGGCGGCGGCGAGAGCGTCAGTGTTGTAGTGGTTGTGCTTCCAGTCGTGGAGAAAATGGTCCTCGGTGAAGGCATCCAGCACCGCCCTGGCGGCGGGGGAGAGAGGTTCAGTCATTGGTTTCAGTGTTAAGTTCGAGAGATTCAACATACTTGTTTAATTGCATTGCATCCAAAAGATGCAATGTATTTTCTGTGCCAATAAGTTTGAATGCATCTTGGATTAAAGCATGACGTTGATCTATGCCACTGTAATACGAATTTAAGATTTCTTCGGCACGATCAAACCCCTCTACATCTCCAGTCAATTCCTGGAGCACAGTCGATGGCATCTCATCAACAATGCCGCTAACAATAGCGGTCAATACTAAAGACCATGCCTGCTCTGGTACTAATGCAAGCACCTTGTCAACAAGGTCAAGGTCAATGTAATCATTTGAAAGTTGTGTGTCCATGAGTAAACCCTCCGCTGTTAGTAACGGAGGGTAGTGAGTAGGTACTGAGTTTAAGCTGGGCTGGCTTGGGTGTCCAGTGGTTCGTTCATAACCCCTGACTCTTTAAGCTTGTCGAGCATGGCACACATGATCGTGGCATGCTGATGAGTCTGCTCCATGAAATGCTTGGCACGTTCAGGTGATATGGTATGAACAGAGCCATTGGCTTCCACGTAACGCCATGATCCATCAGGCTGTGGATCCCCCTGGAGCGCAAGCCGCTCTGAGTTATGGACATACCTTAGTTCAAGGTTGTGATAATCCTTGAGTCCATCTTGTGCAGTCCATGTTGCACCAAGGTTGTAACGATTGTCGTCATCACTGAATGCATGAAACTCAGGGATGATGTACTTAAAGCAAGCAAAGATTGACATGGTGTTGAGCTGGTGTGTTTGTTGGTAGGGACAGAGAGACTTGAACTCTCACAGCCAATGGCCTACGGATTTTAAGTCCGTTGCGTCTACCTATTCCGCCATGTCCCCATCACTTGGACTTACACTCACATCAACTGATGTGTGCTGCCAAGTGTGATCACGTGGTAATGGCTCAGTACCATAACTCCACGTGTCGTAGTCATCCTCATTGCGAGGATCTTCTTCAATCAGAATGTAATGTGGTGAGTTGTCATGGATGTATTCACCAAGGTTTGCCATTGCCATGGCAAGTAGTTGATCGTCAGTGTAATCAGGCATTAGAGAAAGGGCCACCTATAACGAGAATACGATGGCCCTGCTGTGGCTTCAGCAATCAGATCTTAAGCTGTTCCTCGCGGGATTGCAAGGCCTGACGGAAAGCTGCTGAGTACAGATCACGGTCTGCCTCCGTCAGCCTGGAGTTGTGCATTCCAACAATCTGTTTGACACTCATGAGTCCCATGTTGACTTCAAGTTGGATGGTAAAGCGTGGTGCACCATCGACCATACACAACACAATAAAGTGTTGTTTCTTGCGTACACCTTCGGCATAACTGCTGGCATTACCTACGCAGTTACGTACGGCTTGGCCCCACTGTGCCAATTGATGAGTGTCAAATGGCTGGAAGAATGACCAGTTCTGATCAGCGTGCTGCACCTTGATTGGTGCAGGGAATAGATCTTGTGGAAGTTTGTGATTGGGATTCTGGATCTTCCATGCTTCTGCTTGCACATGGTCATGGAGTTCAGTGATACGCCAACGCTTTGGCGGATCAATTGTTTTGTCATTATTGAGGATTTGATTAAGCATGCTGCATGTATCTTCCCATTCACGGAATCGGTACTGAGACATACCAAGCCTTTCTTCATAGTCATAACTACGTTGTGGAGCAGCCTTCTGTTCCAGGTAGTATTTGCTACGCATTTGAAAGAATGAAGCAACTGGCATATGTTCAGTTAGCCATGGAAGAACAATTGTTGGTACAGGGCTCCAGGTTTTAACGCCCATTAAGTTATCAATGTTTGACTGGTAGTAATCCAATGGAACTGCATCACCCCAGATTGAATGGACATAATGAATACCCTTAACAAACTCTTTGATTAACAACCAAGGCCTGCGGATTGTAGCCATAGTGTCTACTGATTCATCTTGGTACTTTGTATTGATCTCATTACATTTATCTTGGATCCACTTGCGGAAGAATGGTTTATCAAGTATATGACGAACGCGTACAAATTCGCTAAACGGATTATAGCGAGAGACATTTACATGGTAATCAATTAGGTGGAACAAAGACGCAACTGATGCAGACCATTGTTGTTTAGTCTGCTTAAAATCTTTTTTGTATTTGATCCAATAGGTACTATCCAAATCACGATCTTCACTAAGCAAGCTGTATAGGGTACGAGAAGTTTTGATGCGATCAAAGATACCGCGACCGTCTGACCAGGTTGGAATTGTTTTCTTAAGTGCATCCCTAAAGCGTCCAAGCATTGATGCAATGTTCTTAGATTTTTGGGCGTAGCCACCAACGTAGCTATACATCCAGCAAGGACGATCATTACCATCAATGATGTTTTGCTTGGTAACCAGTTCAGTTCTGTAGTAATAAACAGAACGACCAATTTCTGATACGGTGTATTTTTCCAGGTTATTTTTAACCTGGCAATCCAGCATCTTACGAGTAGCGGCTGTGTCCTTAAAGCAGTAAGTGTAACCATATACATAGTCATTCTCCTTGCCTTTAGGTGGCAGCCATGCTGCTACCCATACGCCTTCGTAGTGGTACATCACTGCATGGACAACGTACTCTACGTTGGGGATGTTACCGACAGGCAACTTGAATTCATGGTGCCTATCACAAGCAGTTACTCTATTGATAACATCAATTGCTTCTTGCTGCAGTGATTCTCTTACGACATCCAATGGCATCAACCGTGGTGGATTGCCAAGTGGATATTTAGATTTCTTGGTACCTGCCTTGCCTTGCTTCTCAGTACGTGCCAACTTCTTGAGCGTTGGATCGTAAGGGATAAGTTCGTTCTGAAGGTTGGTCGGAAGACGAAATTCCATGGTGAGTTCAGAGTTAAGTTCGTAATGTAAGCAGTTTAACGTCATGCTCAGGACGTGGTGTTAATCCTGATTAACAAACACAGGTTTAAACCACTGTTGCTTGCGTTGTTTGTGTTTGGGACCATGGCATACTGTGTGCCAATGTCCACGACGCCAATGTGCTCGGACAGATCGTTTGTTATCTGGATCAACAATATTGTCTTTGCATACAACTGTTTGTCGTACTTGCTTATAGTTTTTACCTAGCCAACGCATTTGGAATGGCTTATCTTTTTCACTAGAACCAAAGCCTTTGCCTTTTGTGGGTAGCTTGATGGTTTCCTCTGTCAAATACTTGGGCTCATACATATACATAAGTATCAAATTTTTCATGAACTTTTCCAGGATGTAATCTTCTTCTTTGGCTCCATCTTTTTCTGTAATGATTTCAGTCCATTGGTATGAACCATAACAAACAGTAGTTTCACTTATGTAAGTTACTTTCACACAGTCAGGAATACATGCAGCAAATGCTACATAAAAATTTAAATCAAAACCTTGGTAGTCAGGTAGTTTAGTTGTAAACTTGAAATCTTTTGGCAAAAGAAATATAAAGAACGGCAATGCATATTCAGGTGTTTCCATTGGCTTAACATCTGTATTTGCAAGCGCTTCTATTATGTTTTCATGTACGCAAATGGGTGGAGACAATGATGCAATAGCGCCTGTAACAACCAAGGCAGCATTCTCTTCTTGAGATAACTCTCGTGTCAATCCAAAGCTACCAATTTCCTTTTGGACTTCATGAATTACGTTATGAGCTATATCAACTTTGTCAAGTATCTTTAACCAGTTTGGGTAACCTGAAGGTGACTTGTACTTTTGATAATGCATGGCAGCGCGGTGCCTCACTTTATCAATATCGAAAGCATCATTAATACTTTTGAAGTCCATGTGTGTGCAATTGAATTAAAATGATGAGCAGTTTAACGTCATGCTCAGGACGTGGTGTTACCTTACACCATAGTCTTCATCATCAGTGATGTCGTCATCAAATGCAATTGATTGTTGCGGTGACACAAACACTGGCAGGCGTTTGGCAAACCCAGTGCAGAGATATACCCTGCCCATGGGACCACGCACTGTGATGTACCAGCGTTTAAATTCGATGGAGAATCCAATCATTCGTCGTTACCTAGATCAATGGGTTCCCACTCAAGCTGGCATGCGTCAAGATAACGGCAGAAGCCATCTTCATCAGTAGGGATGGTGTCATCACCCAAGAAGAAGCTAGCTCGGCAAAGTGCCGGAGCGTATTCAGCAGGGCTTGAGTAAGTCGCTGCATAAATGCAACGCATGTCATCAACAATTGCTTCAACTGTGACATAGTCATCATCGATGACGGTTGATTCGATTGCAAGGACAGACATCAGTCAGACTCCACGAATGAAACAGTTTTGGTGATGTAACACCGGTACTTAGTCCACATGCGTGCAGTGTAATACTCTCCCATAAATACGTCGTTGTTAAGGACGTTGGTTTCAGCACGCAACTGTGCACACTTTGCAAGATTGATGCGATCAAATAGTGTGAGTGAATCCATGTTGAGTTGAGAGCGAGGTGGGTACTGGGACTTACACACCCTAGTGGTGATGCCCAGCTATTAGAACAGTTGGATGTTACGTTTGCTCAAGCCTGTGCCGGGGATACTAATAGATCCTCTGACACCAGAGCCACGAGCATTAAGTGTAACCTGGAACGGACCAAGTTTAATTGACTTGGTATAAGACTTAACGCCGTGCTCAGTTATGTTAAAGCCAGCGATTGTCTTGTCAAAGTTAATTGGTGATTTGTTTTTAGTCATCGAGTTGCTCCAGTGCGCGGCGGATAGTTGCTATTTGGTCATCTTCTAAAACATCGTGGTGAGCCACATCAAGGATGCCAAGCGCCTGCTCCTTCAGACTCGGCGGCTTGGGGCGGCGGGCATCGCGGAGTTCAATGGCGATTCGATGGGCGGGGCGAAGTTGTCCTCGGAGTTCAGATTTAATCCACTCACAGCACGCCTCCAGTTCCTGGTCGGCGCCCCATTGGGCGGCACGTTCAGCGATGTACTGTTCGTACGCCAAATCTTCTTCGTTGTGGTGCACATCTGATAGGAAGGCGCCGCCCACCCACTGCTGCACTAGCTCCGGCGGCGGGGTGATCGGGCTAGTCATTTGGCAGGGCCTCCAGTGCGCGGCGGATAATGTCAATGCGTTCGGTCGCCCCAGGGGGTATGTAGTGACAGTCGATTTCGGTTAGCTCCTCCAGCGCCTGCTCCTTCAAGCTCGGCGGCTCGGGCTCGATGGCGGGGCGGCCCCATCGGGCCAGGGCAGCGCGGTATTCATCCAAGGCAGCGCTGAAGTCGTTGTCATACATAAACTCTTCTCCCATATATCCCTTGGTTCGGTGCTTGTCCCATAGCTTCAGTTCAATGGCCTCTAGTTCCAGTTCACTCGGCCCCTGCGGCTCGGGCTGGGCCTCCAGGGCGGCGCGGGCGCGGTTAAGGCGATCCTCTGTTACCCGCATCGGTCGATCATTGCTCCGCATTTCAAGCAACAGCTCTACGGAATCAGCCAGCTCAGCGCACAGCGCACGAAAAGTGTCAGTCATTTAACTCCAAAGCAGAATACTTGGGCTGGACGGTTGTCATACAGCTTTTGGCAGGCTTGCCACTTTTGCGGCAACCACCACCAAGCAACCGCAAACATAATCAGAAGGGTTGCTACTGCGGCAATCGCGGTGAGCGTGTCATCGAGGTCATTCATTGCCACCCTCCAGCTCGGCGGCGATGGCGAGGAACTTAGCGCGTACTTCTCCTGCTGAAATCATTGGAGTCAAAGTGGAGTTCCATGGTGTTGTGGTTTCCGGCACCACCTGATCAGCAGCAGCTTGCAGGGCGGCGGCTACACCAGACCTAAAGCGTTGGTGAGTGGCGTCAGACCACGCATTAGTTGCGGAAGCATTAGCGGCACTCAGCACCGCCTGTGCGGCGGAAGAAAGGTTAGTCATTTCCAAATCTTCTTTACGGCGGCGAATACCTTCAACTTTGCAAATAAAATCTGTAGCACCCTCAATTAACTCTTCCCGTAGTAAGGGGTTAGCCAAAATAACTTTGATGTCAACTCTGTTGTGCGTTAAAGGTTTAGTCATTCGGGCAAAGCCTCCAGTGCGCGGCGGATGTTATCAGGTGGATTAAAAACTCCAGCTTGTCTCGCAATACGGAGCAATTCATCTAGATCCTTGAATGCCTGCTCCTTCAGACTCGGCGGCTTGGGGCGGCGGGCGGCGCGGAGATGTGGAACTAAATGCTCTTGGGAGGTACAGTTCAACTGAATGGATACCCACTCAATACACGCCTCCAGCTCCTGGTCTGAGCCCCATTGGGCGGCGCGACTAGCAAGGTAATGGTGGGCAAGCGGTTGCGGGTCCAGAAGTTTGCGATGTCTTAACCAATTCGTCACCAGCTCGGGCGGTGGGGTGATTGGGTGTTGATTAGTCACTTGAGTTCCTCAGGCATGAGCATACGCTGGTCATCTTCATCCATATTGGTCATTACAAATTTCTCTCCATCGGGGGTGACGAAACCCCCGATGAATTGAACACCTTGTTTATCAGCAGCTTCTTTCATCTTGGCAACAAGCTGCATGACATGCAGACGTTGCATGTCAAGTGCGTCGGGAATGCGTGGTTTGTCGGACATCTGATGTGTGTTTTGCGGAATGAGTTAAGCAGGGTCAGTCTACCCTGGATGGCTAGTCCAAGGTAGACTTACAGATTCTCTTAATGTTTGGTTAGGAGTGAAGCTCCTGGTGCTGACGCCATGCAGCAGTGTGCATTTCGTCTGCCGTCATCGGTGGTTCACCACAGATTTCGTCATCGCTTGGCCCACCGTCACAGTCAAGTTCGTTACTAAGCATTGGGATGATCTCATCTTCCAACATGCTGAGCATGCTGGGTGTGAGATGTTGATTCATCTCGTGACGTTTTGATTCACGATCAACGACCTGCATGAGGATCTCCAATGCACGTTGCACTTGGTAGTATTCGTTCTTAGTCCAATCAATCGTTGGATACTTCTGTGATTGTTCCATGGTTGAGTTGATGAGTGAATGGTGGGAGTAAATGGATATAACGTATGTATATCTAAGGATCCCCCCTGGTACTGAACAGCGGGGGGTTCGGGGGGTAGGCCAGTAGTTATCTGGCAATACCCTTGTCTTATTATTGTAAAAACAAGTTTAAACACATGCCTAATTTTGGCACACGTTTAGCAGGTGCTTGGAGTCCTGCAGTAACAGATGCGTTGTTGTCAACGCAGTTTAACAATCCAGTTGCTCCTACGGATGCACAGAAGTTAGGCAATGTATTTAGCGCATTACTTAATCGTGGATCAATGGAATTCAAAGATGATACGGGTAGCGTTAACTTGAATCCTTTGAATGGAAAACTTGGTGTAATGGGTAATAACTTTGGTTTAAATGTTGGGATTAAAGATCCATCAATAGAAGCAAGATTCAGATTTGGCACCAAGCCTCAAAGTTTTCAGCAAAGCAAAGAAATCTTTGGACTTGGCAGTGATTTAAATGATGTTACAACTTCTCTTTCACCTGCAAAACAGTTAAGAGAAGAAACAATTTATAACTATCGACAATCAAATCCTCAATGGTATAGGCCTTGATTGGTAATGCAGTTGTACAATCCAGATGCTTTAGTACAAAAGTAAAAAGTATCTTGAACTTTAAATGCAACTGCGTTATATGACTGAGTATATGTTATGCCCGATCCAAAGTATTGAGTCAGGCACAAAAGTGTAGTACACATAGTTGGGATCATTCTTCTTGGGTTAATTCTCTACGTTCCTGTACATATCGAAGATAGTTTCCATGTTTGCGCAGGGAAAGCTTCTTGTTTGAATATGCTTTCTGCCACGATTGATTCGTGTCAAAGTAAACAACATCATCTGATCCGTTTCTTACGTCGCCAGGGTAAGCTCGAAATTGATAACTATCAGCATCTAAGTTAGTACCAAGGGTACCGTATTCCCAATCGACAAACTTATACTTACGCAGCAAGTCTTCTTCGTATTCGTCTGGACATGTCTCTTGGAATTCTTTATTGAATGCTTCGAATTCAGACTGAGTCATTACGACTTCTTCGTAACGTGGCTGAACTACTAAACAAATAACTGTAACCAGTTGTTCACTTGATTCAGTCATAGTGTGTTTGTTGAGAGGTTGAATTAATCCTGGGACTTACACCACATAAGTATGTGGATGTCCAGGGTTGAAGCTGGCAATACTCTGTCTTATTATGTTATTTAAAAGGTTTAAGTGATGGAATTAGCTGGTAAGTATGTAGATCAAGTTGTTGCATATCCCAGGGAGGTAGCCTCTGGTAAATACATTGATCAGCATGTTGTCAATGAATATACATCTAAACGATATGCACAAGGAGATCACTTGATTTGGGGCGGTTCAAACGTTGGAATGTTTTGGGCTAGTGACGTTCAAGATATAAAGTCTCTTAAACCAAAGCCATTGGAACACGCCTATCAAGTTGTAAACCAAGCCAATAAAGATTTGATTAATACTTTAGGTAAGTAAGTTGGCAGTTATCTGGCAATACTCTGGTACCTACTGTGCGCTATTCGCAAATAGCGAATGGAATATAAGTAAAACTTATATGTTGGTTAGGGATCAAGCATGATCCAGCCTGTGTAGTTACGACTGGTTCTGTCCACGCGTATCAATCCGTATTGCTCCAACCTTTCCAAGGCTGTGTAATAGTCTTGACGCCTGGTCTCCTGCATCGGAAGCTTTGGTACATAACAAGGTAAGTTCTTGTACTTCTTCCTGTGATTCAGAAAGTAGAACCAGATGTTGCGTTGGTTGATTGTCAGCCTGATCTTGGGATCAAGCTTGGGCAGGTCCAGTTGATTTGACATCAGCAGTAGTACGGACGTTCTTCGGGGTACGCTTTGGCGTACTCGTTGGAGAAGCTAACGTGCCATTGGGGCCATCCAAGGTTGTCCTTCTTGTCACCAATGGTTTCGAGTGCGTACTCTTCGAGTGCGATTGCTTCGCGGATGGCTTGCTTCTTGGAGAAGATACAGATTGTTTTGATGGGCCAACCTGATTCCCAATACCATCCTCCTTCTTCTTGTCCACCGTAATGCATGGTGCATTCGTGGAGCGTGATCGTGGTTGGTTCCTTGTCTTCAAATTCTGTTGACCAGTTGTACCTACTGATCCAGCGACGAGCTGCTTCTGTCTTGGCAAATGGATTTGCAGTAGGCATTTGATGAAGTCTCCAATGAGTGTGACTGTGATTGATACCAGGACAATACCCAGCAGCACTGGGTCTTCATCCCAGATTTGTTTAGTGGTAGTCATTGATTACATACCTCTCGTTGTAATGGTCACATGCGTAGCGTTCTTCATTTGATATCTCATCATTGAAAACACCTGTCCAACCATCTTGTTCTGCTTCACGCATGGCTTCTTCCAATTCGTATACACGATCAGCCATTGCATCAAGTGCATCGGCATTGCGTTGTTCATCAATGAAGTCAGGGTCTCTCATCGTGTGAATTGCAGTGGTGTGTTGAGCAGTTTAACGTCACCGAAGGTGGTAACACAATGCATTCCATTGAAAACAAAGGAATACATTGTGTCGCTACACTTCGTGTACTCAGGACGTGAGTGTTACCACTCAAGGTATGAGTAGTTAAATGTTTACGTTCCTCCAAGCAAGTCCTTTGTGGATGTTGGAGATTGTGTGGTAACTGACGTTGAACTTAACAGCAATTGCTTCATAAGCTTGTTGCCTAGAACCAAATGCTTTCATGAACCGTTCATCCGTCAGTATCAGTTTGATTTGACGTACCTGCTGCGGTGTCAACTTACAGTTGCCAACGGGAGAGTGTTTACTTTTCAAGGAAAGATAAGATGTTTCCAGCTGCACTGCAGTGGAATGCTGGGTCTTAACAGCCATTACCTTTGGTGCTGGTTGCTGAAGCGGGGGTCTGGGGGTTGTATCAAGCCCTGTAGTTTTGATGGGGAATCCAAGAGTCACTGATGTTCCGTCTTTAACGACGGAGATAGTGACCTTGCCTTCCCTTGTAATTACACTGACGTGATCAGGGGCTTGAACGTCGAGTTGGCTAAGTGCTTCCATGGTTTGAGTTGGTTGCTTGCATAGAGTACCTGGTACCTATCAGATGACAAGTACCAGGTGTGGTGTAGTGCGATCTGTTGACGCTATCAGTGGGGTAGGAAGTCCGTACCGCTGAGAAGCTGGTTAATTGCCACGCAATCTTCAGCGATCTCATCTTTGGTACTGCCTTCCCAGTCGTCTGTTTGTTCTTCTACCACCTCTGCGCCAAGGTCTTCGAGCTGGTCGGAAAACTTACTCCAGCTTGGAGCTTCGCCCCAAACGTGGGCATAACGACCGCTGCGATCAACGATCAGTGCGATGTGGATAGCCATGTTGTGTGGTGGTGTTGGGTGAGGTGATGTCGATGCCAAGTACGGCACCGACAGTGAGTGCTGAGATGATCATGGCAAAGGCTGCCACAATGATGGATCCACGGCGTGTCTGAGACACACCGTAAGAATCAACGTGGACAAATCGGCCTTTGCCTAGGGGAATGATTTGCTTCATGTCAGTTGGTTGCAAAGACCAAACGTACGCATGCGTATGTAGGAAGGATGTAACCTTCAGGAACTTCGTCATGCCATACGCCTTTGATTTCAATGTCTATACATCCGTTGCTGTGTACGTGTCGAACGGCATTAGCGCCGGTCGTACACCAAACGAGGTAAACAACATTGGTGTCAAACGACAGATAGTAATCTGCCGGACGAATATCAAACTCTTCCAGTGCATCTTGAAGTTCTTTGTGATCAATAGTGACTGGCATGTGGTTAAGATGTTGGGTAAATGTTGAGCAGGATGTTGAGTCCTGCAAGAAAGGCCCTGGTAACCCAAGGCCCTTGATGCAGGAATCAGAATGCAATCTCTTCAAGAGTTGGTTCGACAGTTGGTGCCACAACCTCAGGCTTGGGCCTGGGTGCGGCACCGATGATAGCCCTCACTCGAGTGAGTGCAAGCTCAGGGTACTTAAGTTGATGCATCAGTCCATCCTTCAGGTAGTGCGTACGAATGCTGCTGATTCGCACGTCGTATTGACTCAGGATGAGCTGGTGTCCAACAATGAGTGTGCCGTTGTTGTATGCAGTCAACAACCCGTTGGAGTTGTTGAACCGGACTCGGCAAGCACCGTCGTACATGTCGTTAACTGTCATGGTGATCGCAAGGAACTCGCGACCCTCATGCACAGCTTTCTCCATGTAGGTGATGTTGCCGATGATGGTGTTGCTCAGCATGGAATTGAATTAACAATGGGATACAGGATGTTGAGTCCTGTAGAAAACCTACCGCCGAAACGGAAGGTTAAGTACAGAAGTCAGTAGTCAGTCTGCGTTCTGGCGCTGCTGCTGCAACTGTTGAAACAGTTCTTCGATCTGTTCAGTAGTCAGCAAAATGTCAAGTCCATCGTATGTGGTGAAAGGAAACTCCTTGTCACCATTAGCGAATAGTTCTATGCAATGCATAAGAAATTCCGCTTCTTTCCAATTGATATTCATGTTGTAAAATACAGTGCGGAAGGTTAAGTACAGAAGTCAGTCTGCGTTCTGGCGTTCCCAACGTAGCAAATCTCGGTTGAGATTTACCTGGCGTTGGAGTACCACGCAGAATGGTATGACGTCTTCAAATTGACAGGCATGATCCTGCCATTTGAAAAAAATTTCGAGTGCAGCTTGACGCTGCGCTTCAAGTTCTTGGTCAATGGCAGGGGCATCTCTCCTGGCAAGCAGGCGAGCGTCCTGCGTGAGTAGATGTTCAACAGCTTTAGGAGTCATGTGAATCCAAGTGGTGTGAATTGAATGCAGACAATGAGGTCTGCAGAAAAGGGCCGTAGCCCCTTAGTGCAAACGTCAGATGTTTGTCTTAGGTGTGATAACGAATGCCATGTCGTTAGGCATTACAAGTGCAGCTGCTCGACAACGAATGTCATGCAGTGCATTGGATGCTTGTGTCTTGGTAGGTACTTTGGCATTCTCTACTGCTGATGCTGCAATCTTAAGCAGACCAGCAGTGTTCTTGCGGATGTTAAGTGCGGTCATGTTGCTTTAAGTTAAGCCACACTCTGTGTGTGGCAATTGTTGAGTGGGGCATTCGATGCCCCGGCATCACGCCTGGTCAGATGACCATCTCAACGTCGGACATCATCATCTCAGGAAGAGTGAGAAGTTTAATGTCGTGGGAACCCTGAACGCCATCGTTTAACTCTGGTGAGTTGTAGATGTGGTCCAGTTGTGCGGCATCTTCCAATGCCTCGACGTACTCGTTGGACGAATAATGACGGTACTGTTTACCGTCAAGTGTAATGAAATACACGTACGTATTCTCCTTAATGAGTGGGGTAATTGTTGGCTGCACACCAGGCCATGTGGACCTCGTGCGCAGACTTGGGCCAGTCGTGGTTAGCACATTGCTGTGCAGTAGCCTTCTCCAATTGGTGTACTGACACTTGCGTGCCTACACCAATGATCAATGCTGCGACACAAATGATTGTGGCTGCATTACGCATGGTGCTAAATTAAGTTGTGCGGTGCCTATCTCCGCTGAAGGCAATAACTAAGGGAGGAATCGAACCTCCCTGGAACCCACCAGGGTTAGCTAAAGGTGATCTTGCGACCGCTCGAAGTTGAGCGTGCGTAGTCACCAGTGATCAAGCTGTCAATGTGCTTGCTTCTGCGTTGAGCAGCAGCAGCGGCAGCATTGACCTGGTATTCGGCAAACCCAGTTGAAAGCTCGTGGTTGAAAACAGTCCAACCAGCGCTTACA